CGCCAGAACAGATCGAAGAATACCGCGCGTATGTCGCCCTTTTTAAGGCGGTGGGAAAGTGAAAACTAAACAGACTGGAACACGCGAAGCTTGGCTTCTGGCCGCAATTGAACTGATGCGCCCGCTTTTCGAGAGCGCCGGTTACAAGATACCTTCAATTCGGGTTGCCTGCGGCTGGCCTTCAAGAGGCGGACTTGGCACCGCGAGCCGGGTGATCGGGCAAGCTTGGTCTCCCGATGCCGCATCTGATAAAATCGGTCAGATTTTTATTTCTCCATATCTCAACGGGGATGTAAAAGAAATCTGCGGAGTGCTGCCCACCTTAGTCCACGAAGTCGCGCACGAAGTCGTTGGAGTGCAAAACAAACACAACAAGATTTTCGGTAAATGCGCGAGAGCGGTTGGGCTTGAGGGCAAACTGACGCACACCGTTGCGGGCGAAAAGCTATTGGCCGCGTGCAAGCAGTGGGCTGAAAAACTCGGTGAATATCCGCACGGACAACTTGACCAAACCAAAGGTCCGTCCAAAAAACAATCAACCCGGTTGATCAAATGCGAATGCCCAGATTGTGGTTATGTTTGCCGGACTACTCGTAAATGGATCGACGACGCCGGAGCACCGATATGTCCGCAACATCGCACAGCGGCGATGCGATACGAAATCCCGGACGATCTGGATCACGATGAGGAAGGAGACGAATAATATGACTGAGGAACAATTACCGTGGCCTAGTTCAAGGAATTCGACATCTCTTCGTATCGTCAACGAAAAGGCGATCCGCGAGCACGCCCTTGCCTGCTCTGCAAAGTTCCGCAACGGAAAGTTTACTCGCGTTGGTCAGGATTTTGTGGATGAAGTTTTGGCGGATGTTGAAGCTATCGTCCGAAAGTTGAATAGCGACTACCCGACATTGCACACTCCGTTGCCGCTGAATAACGCCGCATCGTTAGTCACTCGTAACCTGTTGGACAAAATCGCGGACGCGCTAAATGAGTCTTTGGCGCGGCTTATTCAAAATAAGGTTCAAAAGCAACCCTCTTGCGGGGTCACACTGAGCCGGACTCGATAATTTTTGCGCACGCGAGGGTCCAAGCGATACGAACCCCGTCGGGCTGGAGACGATAAAGACCAGCACAATTTGTGGTCACAAAACCGACGCGCTGGCGACGGTAAAACAGCCCTCGCACTAGGGAGACAAGTGCAAAGTCGTGGTCCCGGACTTATACGGGACGCCTTTTGAAAACAATTGCAATTGACTTCGAGACCTTCTACAGCCGGAAGCTTAAGTATACCCTGACTACTAGTATCGCAGAGACCTATTGTCAATCGCCGCATTTTGACGCTTACATGGTTGCTGCCAGTGATGGAGTCAATACGTGGGTTGGGCACCCGCGAGACTTTAACTGGACCACACTCGCGGGCAATCGCGTAATCGCGCATAATTGCTACTTCGAGAAGACGGTTGTGAAAGAACTTGAGCGGAGAAAACTAATTCCCGAAGGCACCTTCGCCAGTGTCGCCGAATGGCATTGCACCGCGAACCTAACTTCATATTTGGCCAATCTGAGAAAACTGGACCGGGCCTGCGAACGCCTGCTCGGCGTAAAGGTCAGCAAGGATGCGCGCGGCAATGCAAACGGGAAACATTGGCCACAAGACTTTTCGGCAGAGGAACAAAAAGTCATGCTGGAATACGCGCGCAAAGACGCGCATCTCTGCTGGACACTTTGGGATAAATTTTCGTCACAGTGGCCGGATGATGAAAAAAAACTCTCTCAGCTTTCCATCGAAGCTGGAATGCGCGGGGTCCAACTCGACACGAAACTGCTGGACACCTATATCATCCAGTCGCACGAGATGAAGCTGAACACTGAAAAAGTGTTGCCATGGCTTCAGGACGCAGAAGATAACGACGAAGAAATCGAGTCGTGGGAAGGCATCCCCAAGAAACCTACTTCCACAAAGGCTATCGCAGAAGCCTGCCGACGCAGTGGCATTCCTGCCCCACCAGTAAAAGCCGATGACCAAGAAGGGTATGATGACTGGAATGAACTATACAGTCCAAAACATTCTTGGATTCAGGCGCTCGGCTCGTGGCGGTCGATCAACCGGCTTTACAAGATTTTCATGTTGCTCAAAACGCGGTTGCGCCCTGACGGCACCCTTCCGTTTGAACTCAAATATTTTGCGGCGCACACCGGGCGCTGGGGCGGCGGCTCTAGGTTTAATATGCAGAACATGCCCAAGCGGCCTTTGCTTTGCAACGAGCAAGGATTGCTGGAGACCAACGAGGATCGGATACAACTTGCGTTTAAACAGAAGGCAAAGGAGGGCCGTTTTCCTGAATGGGTCACCGCCGTAATTGATTTACGGAATCTATTCATTCCTCGCCCCGGAATGAAAATGATCTCTTCGGATTTGAGCCAGATTGAACCCCGCGTTCTTGCTTGGCTGGCCGGGGATAAAATAATGCTTGATCGCATGGCCGCAGGAGACTCGCCTTACGTCGCGCACGCCAGAAGCACAATGAATTTTACTGGCGCGGATTTGAAAACTGAACACCCGGAACAGTATGCGCTTGCCAAAGCTCGCGTGTTGGCATTGGGTTATCAAGCTGGATGGGCTAAATTCGTGACCATGGCGAAACTGCTGGCGGGGTTGGATGTGACTAAGGACGATCCTGAATTCGTAGATGAAATAAATCCAAGAACCGGGGAAGTCAAACAAGTATCTGGATATGGGTTTACCGCGAAAAAAATCGTTAAGGAATACCGCGAGCAAAATCCCAAGATTGTTAATCTGTGGACTCGGCTCGATGGTGCTTTCAAGCTGTCCATCGGGCAGGATTTTCTTATGGGTCTTCCGTCTGGGCGAAAACTTCGTTACGAGAAGGTCCGGTGTGAAACCCGATTTGAAATTGACCCAGACACCAAAAAACCTAAACGCAAAACAGTTTTCACGACGCAGATCGGTGAAAAGAGAACCATCACCTATGGCGGCAAGCTGACTGAGAACATTACACAGGCAACCGCGCGCGATGTCTTCGCCCATTTTTTGTTAGCCCTTGAGCGGGCAGGACACTTTGTTCTCTTTCATGCTCACGACGAAGCCGTATGTGAAGTGCCAAAAGAAGTTGGCTCTGAACAGATACAAGATATAATGAGCCAGTCAATCTCGTGGTTGCCGGGGTGCGCGTTGGCCGCTGAAGCTAAGGAAATGAAATGCTATCAAAAGTAATTCCGCTAACAAGAGGTCAATTCGCTATTGTTGATGCTGATGTGTTCTTATGGGCATCATTGATTTCTTGGCACGCAGAAAAGCGCAAGCATACCTTTTACGCCGCACGAAAAATAGCCGGGCGAACGAGCTACATGCACCGGGAAATTTGTTTTAGCGAAGCAGAAGTGCATCACAAAGACGGCAACGGTTTAAACAACATCCGGCGTAATCTGCGGCCCGCGACGCGGGCGCAAAATATGCACGGGTTCTTGCGAACTTTTGGAAGTTCTACTTTCCGAGGCGTTTCGTGGAGTCGAGAGAAAAAAAAGTGGCTTGCTAAGATAACTGTAAACTATCGGCAGATTTTTCTTGGACGTTTTTCGAGTGAAAAAGAAGCGGCCCGCGCCTACGACGCCGCAGCCAAAAAATATTTTGGGGAATTTGCATCGCCCAACTTCTAATGTTTTACGCGGCCCAAAATGTAACTCAGCAGACCGTTGCTCCTTCGGAGCCGTGGCTATTCAAAATCGAGCACGAGCCGGGACTTCAAATTCGGCACGACAAACAATCCCGACAAGAGTGGTATCGGTCCATCAGCACGCGCCACAACTTCTATACTGCGATTGAAGCGGCCAACCGGAATCAACGCGCGAGTAAAGACAATCCGCCGAAATGGCTTTACGGCCTAGTGGCGGATTTCGATTCTCCGTGCTCCGAGGAGCGGGTTGCCGAATCGATGGCTAAGATGCCGGTAAAACCGGCTTGGGTGGAACGAAGTCTTGGCGGAAACTTTAGATTGGTATGGACATTTGCGCGCCCGCTGGCGATAGACGAATACGATTTTTGTGTCTATCTGCTGGAAAAATCTTGCGAATGGTTGCAATTAGGCGTTTTCCCCGGACTCGATCAGCCCGCGCTCAGCGATCCGACCCGGCTTTACTGTAACGGCGGAGAATGGAAAGCCACTGGACATGGAGCTATTCCCGAAGCGAAACTCCAAGCGTTTTTCGTCAGGTGTGGGAAAGATTTTCGTTTTAAAGTCAACGACATTGAGATTCCTTTATCCGCCGTAGAACTGGCGCTGAAGGAAAAATACAAAGAGAAATTCCAATGGCCCGGCCCGTTCGATGAAGGGACCCAAGGGCCTTCGTTCTGGGTTGAAGGAAGCGAATCTCCGCTGTCGGCAATTGTAAAGAAAGAGGGTATGTTCACTTTTTCCGCGCACGCCGGGAAACCCTTCTTTTCGTGGTCTGACATGCTCGGAAAAGAATTCATAAAAGAATATTCAGACAATGCTATTGCCAAAGCAACTGCTGACATCCACTTTGACGGACATCATTTCTGGAGAAAAATCGGGGGCCATTACACTGCTTGCGAACAGGGAGAAATGACCAATTTTTTCAAAGTGGAATGTGGATTGACCGCCAAACCCGGAAACGCGGGAATATCAATGATCGACATGGCTTTGAATCATATCTATAATAACGGACGGATAGACGGCGCGGCCCCATTTATCTTTCGCCCTTCGGGATTGATTGATTTCATGGGGCGGCGAAAACTGAATACCTATATGGGAAAGCCGGTGCAAGCCGCGATTGAGTGGACCCCGTGGGGAGAAAAGGGCAGATTTCCTTTTCTCTCAAAGCTTCTGGATACTCTCTTTGAACCGGCGCACCAAAAGGAATTCTTCTTGGCGTGGTGGAAGTATTACTACACCGCTGCGGTGAACCAAACCCCGGTGCCCGGCCAGAATATTTTTCTGATGGGCGAGGCAGGCACCGGTAAAACACTCACTAGTCGGCATCTAGTCGGAAAATCTGTAGGCGGGTTCGCGGATGCTTCTTCCTTTCTTATCGGGGGTTCAAATTTCAATTCTCACTTGATCGAGTATCCGCTTTGGTGTGTGGATGACGAGACTATGGGGGAGTCCCAAGCGGCGTATAATAATTTTCAAGCAATGTGGAAAAAAACCGCTGCCAATCAAGAAATTTCTCATAACAAAAAATTTGAAGTGTCTACCATGACTGAATGGATGGGCCGTATCATTTGCACTACTAACACGGATTACATCTCAAGCAAGGTCCTCGGCCCGATGGATAATTCGAGCGCGGATAAAACTTGTATTTTTCGATGTGGAGCGGGCACCCGCAGTCTATTCACTACGCGCGCGGAAATCGCAGGCACGATTGAGCAGGAATTGCCTTATTTCCTGCGCTGGCTGCTGGCTTGGGAACCCCCGGAGCACGTTACGCGGGATTCTCGATACGGCTACGCGGCGTATCACGAAAAAACTTTGCTTGATCAGGCGCATCAGGGGAGTAAATCAACTCCATTCAAAGAATTATTGTTGGAAGCCCTCGATCAATGGTTTATAGTAAACCCGAATGAACGGGAATTTCGAGGGACTGTCACTCAGATTACGCGACTGCTCATGTGGAATCCCACCAACGAACACATGATCCGGGCTATCCGAATGGAACAATCGGCCCGGTATCTTGAGATGATCCAGCGAGAGAATTTGTTGAAATGCTCCGTAGAAACCTGCGGGGAAGAAAAAACTCGAACGTGGATTTTTTATAGGCGCGGCGCTTCTGCCAATTCGACACTGCCGCCAACGCCGCCCCAAATCGAAAAACTATGAACATCTTATCTGGGTTGCCAGAAACTCCGCTGACGTTGAAACAAGAATCCGCTGCCGTCAAGACCGCTGCGGGCCGAACTAAACTGGTTCTCGCCAACATGCGCGAGGCGTTTTCTTACTCCAAGAATACCTCTCACGGACAATTGCCCGATGGAGATTTGTTTTCTCTCTGCTACACCGCTTTGACAAACGCCGCCAAGAACTACAAGCCCAATCTCAACCGGCGGTTTGCTGAGTCCCGGTTTTTCGGTTACGCAAAACCTTATATCCGGGGGGAAATTCGACGAACATGGAGCCGATTGAAAATCGTTGCAAACGGGGAATGCGTCGAGTATATCGATGAAATTCAAACGGACGAAGATTCCGAAGATAAGAAGTGCTCATATATCAAATTGTTAAATCCCCCGAATTTAGTGGAGCCGGAATTTGACAAAATTCACATTAAGGAACGCTGGGCACGGGTCGCCCCGATATTGGCGTGGGAGTTGAATGACCAAGAACGTATGATTGTCGATTTACATTACCGGGGCGGTTTTAATTTCAAAGAGATTGGGCGGATGCTGGAAATCACTCGTTCCGCAGTGCAAGGCACACACTCTCACGCGCTGCGGAAGGTGAGAAACCGCTTGTGGGATATTAAAGAATTCTACACTAATTGATGTATGGACATACTCGCACTCGACCTTGGGAGCAAAACGGGCTATGCCTACAATGTTGGAAGCAATTTTTCATGCGGCACATGGACGTTGGCAACAGATAAAGAACTTGCGATAGCGAGAACGAAGCGGCTAGACCGACGCTGCGACCCGCGCGTTTTAGCCCTGTATAAAAAACTCAACGTTGCGCATCCTTTCGATGCGGTAGTTTTTGAGGACGTTCAATTTTCTAGCTACACTCTCCAAGTTCAACTTTGGAGCAGTCTTCGGGCCGCAGTTTGGCTGGCTTACGGCGGTTGTGGAATACTGTTGGAATGCGTGCCTGTTGGAACGTTGAAAAAATTCGCTACCGGAAGCGGGGCCGCTAAAAAAAATCACATGGCGCTCGCCTTAGCCAATTTAGATTCTCGATTTTCTATTGGAGCAGACCCCAGCAAAATATATTATACACACGTCCAATCGGGATTTACGACTACGGTGCATCAAATCGATGACAATACCGTTGATGCAGTGTGGTTGCATCGGTGGGGGCTTAAAAATCTTTCGCGCGCGATTGTATGAAACAACAAGTAGTCCATCGAGACGCCGTGACCCATACTCAACTTTCTTCGCTTTTGGGCGCGGCGGCGACGATGCACGGCATGTTTGTTTCCATGACATACACAGACGGCAGCGGAATCACGGACGGCGGCGCGCGCATGGCAATCGAAACGACTCTCGTAGAAATCTGTAATCGAATTGGAGATATAATCGGGGACAAGCAACGGTGGTCATTGGATTCTCAGAATTCCTTGGAGGCGTCACTTATTGAAGCCCATGTGGCGATTCGCCGGGCGAATGAAATGGCTGCGGCCCCGCACATGCGATTTAAACCCAAGCTGGCGCAATTGAGCGACGGAATGTGGATCGCTTTCTTGGGTGATATCAACGATCTTGGGAATGCGATCTTAGGACTGGGCGAAAATCCGGCGGCGGCGGTTAAAGCTTTCGACATGGTTTTCGAGGGGCAAGTCCCGGAGCACTTAATGAAATGGATTCAAGAAAAACAAAACAACGAATCACAACAAAATGAGAAAAACTTGGACACCGGCGGAATTGACTCAACTACAAACACTAAAATCGACGGGAGCCTCGGCGAGAGAAATGGCCGAGATTCTGGGGAGGACGATCAAGGCGGTCCAAGTCCAACTGGAACGGATACCGGTTGTTGAACAAACTCCGCAGGAGCGCGCTGGGATCGAATATTGGAAAGACAAAGCCACCCAGCTACAGCGGCGAATCGACGATTCGACAAAGCAAGAAACGGCTACCGGAATCCTCGTCGAACAGGTGCGGGAACTCGCACCCGTGGCCTACGCTCCAGCACCCTTCATCGAAATTCAGCACAAGCGGGGCGAGAGCAGTCCGCAAACGGCGATGCTCATGCTCTCCGACACTCACGTCGGCGCGCTAGTGCGCCCGGAACAAACTCTGGACTTTGGCGGGTATAACTTCGATATTTTTCGGCGTCGGCTGAAGCGATTGGAAAACTCAGTGGCTTCGATCCTCACTGATCATACCTCGACGGCGGTGGAAGAATTAGTCGTTCCGTTACTAGGAGATTGTATTGACGGGGCGTTGCAACACTCGGCTGAATGTGGGCAGGTCAATCCGCTATTTAATCAATTCTACGGGGCCGGGCACGCTATTGCGCAGTTTCTTCGTAATCTGTCAACGATGGTCCCTTCAATAAGAGTTCATACCTGTGTGGGTAATCATCCACGCTGGGGAACTCAAAAAAAGATGCCGACCAAGAATAGATTTTCCAACCTTGATTTTTTCTTATACGCCTATATCGAAGCTCTGCTCGTAGAACAACCCCGGATTAAGTTTCATCTAAACCAGCAACCGTTCGCGGAATTCGGCGTATACAACTGGCGATTTCTCGCCGCGCATGGCGATCATTTGCGGGGTGGAGACAAAGCACTTGGCATTCCGGCGCACGCCATAGGCCGGAATATTAGTGCGGCAGCACAGCTTCGGCTTAAAGCGCAAAAACCGGGGATCAATTACTATCTATTGGGACATCTGCACCGTCCAATGGAGCTTCCGCACGCGGGAGGCGAAATCCTAGTCAATGGGGGTTTTATCGGAGTAGATGAATATGGCACGATGGAAAATTTCACCGCCTGCGATCCAATGCAAAAGTTTTTCTTCGTCCACCCCAAACACGGACGAGCCGCGTGTTATTCTCTCAATCTCAAATTCGCGGATGCAATGGGACCGGCCCCGTATTCCATTCCGGGGAATTTTTCGTTGCAGTGAAGACAATTACGTTAACTCAAGGGCAATTCGCAATTGTGGATGACGCGGATTTTGAGCGGGTGTCTCAATTCAAATGGTATGCCGGACGCTATCCGAAAACATCAAAGATTATTTTCGCAAATACCGGCAGTGGCCGAAGAAGGAAATCGAATGCTGCGCGGGATGCGGGGGCGAATGGCCCTGCAAGTCAGACGGTCCAACCGGCACCTACAAAACTTTGATCTGAGAATAGCACCGTGCGGGGATGCTAGCCTCACTGAACGATCCGCACAATCAGTCTTCGGGAGAAGGATACCGTAAAGCTAGCTATCCGGGGTAGGACACCCGGAATTCTCAGGTCAAACCACTGGCTTCAGGATGGAGCGCAGAAGCGCCCCAGCGCCAGCCCTAGAGCCAGCCGTAGGCTTATCCGTAGTCAAAGCTTTGATCTTCGCTGATTCTGCCAGTCTTTGCGCGCCAGAGGCAGCAGGGGCCACGGAAGTCGATGGGGGAGCCACCATACCAGAGGTTGCCTGCGGCGGACTCGCCAGCGGGGCAGCGGCGGGGCCATTTGGCACCCCCTGAGCCTTGAGCACAGGATGATCAGCCCCCGAAGACGCCACTTGGGCATTTACATCGTCAAATGAGGGGGCTACCTGAAGCAACTGCCCGGCTTTATCGGCAGCTTTTAGCTGCTCCGGGTGAATGTGCAGTAGATTGAAGATCACGCCTAGATCGCCGTTCAGCGAGCGATACAGCCCCATTCCGGCTTTCATTAGTTCGTCCTTGTGCTCAGCAATGAGTTTTCCTTCGGGCCGCGCCTGAAAGTCCTTCAATGAAGCCGACACGGCGGCGGGCTGACCGGCAAAAACTGCCTGAAGCGCGGGGATTTGTAAAAGTTCATCGGAGAGCGCCGGTGCAGTTGTTCCTTTTGCTTGCGGGGCGGTGGGGGTTACCTCAGCAACGGCGTCGGCGGTAGGTGAAGGTTCAACAATAGCTTGGTCCATAGTTCTTTAGTGCTGTTTTCCGGGCCGGGGCGCAACTTCCGGGACGTATTTATCGAGCCGGGTTTCGACTTCCCGCCAGAATTGTTGTTCGCCGGGTATAGCTTCCGCGATGCGCGCGCCCGCAACGAATTGTTCTTTTTCTTTTTTTGTCAGTTCAATTTTGGTGTTCATTTTACTTTTTCTTTCTTGCCGTGATTAAATCGGGTGTGATTGCGGGCGGCGTCTCGTCAGTTTGAGACTGCATAGCCTTGCGCAAGGCTGGGATTTTTTCCATCTCTTTACGGAAATCGCCGTAGTCTAACGCGCTCCAACCCTTTTCAGCCCACAGAGATTTTTCGGCGAACCACAGCGCGCCCTGAAGTGCATCCGGCTTGACACCATACTTCTCAGCGGCAGCACGAAAAGCCTTCTGAGAAAAAGCAAAATCTTTGTCGCTGACCGGATGTAAATTTTTTGGTAGAATACGCCAACGCTCTTGAAAATCAGAATATCCAATTCGGCGCATTGTCCGGTCTGCCCACAAGTCGATAGTCGCTTCGTGGCTATCACCCAACAGATTCGCCACAAAGTTCTTCGTCTTGGGTCCGACACTCATATCCAGCCATCGGCGAGCGAAGACGCGAAGCACATTGGTTGAATGAAGTCCAAAAAGTTTACCGTTGGGCCGGATTGGCTTGAGATTATGCGTCATCACCCAATGCGCCATGAAGGTAGCCGGAGTCAATTTGGCGGGTGGATCGGGAACCCGCCCGGCTTTGATTTCTTTGTTTATCCATTTCTCCCACGAGCCGTCTTCCATCATCCCCAGACCTTCATTGAATTTAGAAATGATTTTGTCGAACCGCCCGGCTTTCATGGATTCGACTGCCTCGAATGCGTAGCGAAAATTCATTGACACGTCGGTCTGCGGGCTGGTTGCGGCTAACATCTCAGCCATCAATTGAGAATCTTTTCCGAATTCTTTTTTGAATTTGGTGGTGAAGTCGGAATACCACTCCATCCCGTCTTTGAAAGCGGGATCGTTTTCTCGCGAGTGAGCGAATTCTACCAGCTTATCAGCGAACGCATTGACTGCGGCGTCCTCATCGCCCGCTTTTTTATAGAGCGGGGACTCAGTAATTTTGGACTGAATTCGATCCTCTCGTGATTTTGGTATTACCGATTCCGGGTAATATTCTTTGATTTGTTGATTAGTCATGCCCCCCAGTTCCGAAGAAGACAAGGGGCGTTTGTGTTGCTCACCCTCGGTGCCGAATAAATCTTCCTGCGCTTTAGGCTGCGCCTGACTTTTTATAGCAGTCTCGATATCTACCGGCTCGCCCGCTAGCAGTGGCTTCAAAATTTTGTTGATTTGCTCCGGCGTCTTGAGCGTCGTTTCGCCGGTGCCGCCGGTTTTGACTTCCTCCGCTGCCGAGGCGTCCCAGATGGAAATTTGATTGTTGGCTTTGGCAAAATTTACAGAATTTTCACGGTGCTCCTGCGGCACGGCGGCGTTCAGATCGATAGAAACCATTGGCTTTCCGTCTTTCTCGAACGAAAAAACGCCAGCAACAACGCCGGGAGTTTTCAACAGTTCTGAATAGGGGGCCAATTCCGTCCGAACTCGGTCTGCGGTTAATTCTTTCTTTGGGACATTGACACTCGCGAGCGTCACGATATCATAATCTTTTCCGCCCGTGCGCCAACTATTACCGCCCGGAGTGAAAGTTTCTCCCGCGCGCGAACCATTACGAACTTCGTCTAACCGGGATTCAAATTCGGGGTCAGAAAACAATTCAGGTTGCGCTTGATTTTTGAGCGTTTCTTCGATAGATTTGGCCTTGCCTTTCACGGCGCTCGGCTCTTCGACCGGCGGAGGGCGAAGGGCTTCTGGTTCCACAGCGGGTCCCAGTTCTTTTCGCGGCGTAATTTCGGCATTTTCCATTAAAGGAATACGGCTCATTTTATCCGCGTCGTCAAGTTCAAAAAGCTTAGCACTTTCGGACCTAATTACTTTATCACCAGCTTCATTGGTTAGAGAAATGTGGATATTGTCAAGGTCCGGCGCATTGGCTTCTACCATGCTGCGAATCGCCTCTTTCTGATTCGGCCAATCGGCGGCGCGCGCTTCAACATTCATAGAACCGCTGCGGACTGTATAATTGACTCGCACGAATCCTTTTTGCAAAGCTTTTTCTCGCACCCCCGCAGTATCAGTTCCCTCGAACGGCGGAACGTCTAATCCGATTACGTCTTTATTTTCTGCGAGCCACTGGTGATGCCACTTACCGCCAAGCTGCACAGGCGTTCCGTCCGGTAAAATCCATGCTTTTTTAAAGCCGGAAGCTGACCTTTCGGGAAATTTGAAATCTTCTTTCGCCGGTTGCGCTTGTGATTTGGCTCGCAGAGTGCGCATCATTTCGCCGCCCGAACCCAGTCCGGTTGCCGCTTCCCAAGCTTCACGAAAAAGTTGGGCCTTGAACGAAGTAGTCATTGCGGTTTGAACATCGGTCTGTAATAGTTTCGCGGCTTGATCTTGAAGCGCAGAATAACTATCGCGCAGCTTGGCGACTTCCTCCGGCCCCTTATCAGCCGCACCTTGCCCTAAATCGTAGGCGAATTTCGTAAATCCGCCGGGGAGAGTTTGCGTCCATTTTTGAAAATCTTCCGAAGACATCTGCTCAATTTCTTGAGCGGTCTTTGGTTGAAATTGAGATTCCATTCTGATAGCGGGACCGGCTTTTGCGCCCTCAAACATTACAGACTCTAGTTCTCCGGGCCGGGGGGTGTATTCTTCGCCGGTGATTTGTCCGAATTCTTTTGCCCGCTTAAAAGCAGCTTTTCGGCTTAAAAATTCACCCGCATTAGTGGTGAATCCAACATCATATCCTTCAGTGCGAGGTTCTCCAGCATTGAAAGCTTTTCGGAGCGCCCCGCCATGCGTTAGGCTTTCATCGGCGGTATAAATTTTTCCGTTCGGAAACCGAACTGCGGCTATCTTGATTGCTTCTGGTTCTTTAGACAATTTTGGGGGTTGAAACATACCAGACGCCAGCGCCGCGTTCTCTCCTGCCGCTGATACTGAAGTTGGCCGCAATCCGTTTGCCAAAGCCATTTGTCGCGCTTCGTTTTCGGTATCTGCTTTAAAGGTCTGCTCGTCCTTAGTCCCGTTACGCACGCCTTGCACTCGCCATTCTCGCGGTTGAAAACCGGCGGCAAGGGTCAAAGTATTCGCCCGTATTGGTTGAACTTCGGGAGCGACCGACGCATCCGCAATTCGGTTGAGATTCAGTCTTTGGCTTACTTCAATCAATTCTGGAACCGGAACGCCGGTTTGCTTCGCCGTGTTTTCTATTTGCTGGCGAAAAGGATTTACCTCGCGCACACCTTTCGGCTCTACAATACCGGCTTTAAGCAGTTGCGCCTCGGTATATTCGCCCCGTGGACGAACCGGTATTTCGACTCGGCCCGGAGCCGTTGCCGCCGAAATTTCCTGACCCGCGATGTGCAGGGGGGCGACCCGGCTAGTGGTCTCAGGAATCTTGGTCCCGAAAAGATAATTGATTATGTCCGCGCGGGCTTGATCTAACGCCTGCGGCGTTCCTTCCGCTTTAGGCTGAGTAAATCCGCGCGCGAGGGTTTCTTTAGGGACTACCAACGCTTCCCCTGAGCCTGTAGCTCCGGCGCGCTGATTCTGCATGAAAGTTTTCAGATCAGCTTGCAGAGAGTTCCATCCAGCATCAGTAAATTTTCCGTCTGCGATTTCATACGGTAACGCGACTCCGGTTTTAGAAGCCCATTCCGCCAATTTGTTTGCGTTAGCGAAAAAGTTGTCAGGACTCCAACCGATTATCTGAGGACCCTTACCGGTGATCTCTACTCGCTCCGGGGTGAAAGTTTTTCTCACTAGCGGGCGGTCTTTGTTCTCAGCTTCCCGTTGAGATTCTATCTCGGCTCGGCGTTCTGGTCTTTCGGATTCTATTGACCCTCCCGGCTCTCCCTTCGCGCCGTAATAGATAACTTGAACCGCCTTGCCTTGTTCAGCAGCGTCGGCGATAGCCGAAGCCGCGCGCGCACGATCCGGGACGGTGATTGGATTCTTAGCGATCCAATTGCGCAGTATTTCGCCTTCCGGTGAAAGGGGGGCCGTAGGTGGGGTTGGTGTCGAAGATGTTTTGGGAACAATCGTCTCACCCGGCGTTACCTTGCCGATCTGTTGAACGGATTCTGCAACCCTAAACTTTGGCTCGATCTGACCAATTTCCGTCTTGCGACCGGCTAAGGGTTCGATACCAAGTCCCACCATTATTTTTGCGGCCAGCCGGGCTAATTGTCCGGGAAGAGTTTGATTCTCCAATCTTGGCCCTCCGTGCTTGAAAACGGCATCGAAGTTTTCGGCGGCAAGTTCGCGCGCGATGTATCGGTCTGCTTCTGCTTTGGCTTCCTCCGGCGTTAAAATATCCCGCCAAATTTGTTGCTCGCTCGCTTGCGGATTACGCTCCTTTGCCCCCTCGACGGCCATTTGCAAAACATCAGCCGCCGCTTTAGGGGTCCCATAGGTCTGGATAAGTTTTTCTTTGGCCGCGTCGATTCCCCAGCCGGACTTATCGAGGATTCCCTCTTCCCATGTGTTGGTTTTTAAATCAATTCCGAGTCGATGTGCATATCTATTACCTTCGGTGTCCCACTGGTCAGCGTATTCTTTTTTGACCAGATCGTCAATCTGTCTATTTCCCTCTTCGCCAATTACGTCTTGAATCGCGTGAAAAGATTCGTGAGGCGCGGAATCAACATTTTTGGCGATGATTACTCGGCGGGTTGCTCCATCCTTGGATGGTAAATCGCGCGTGAAAATTCCTTCTTGCTGGGACCATTGCTTGGCTTGTTCTGGCGAAACGCCGGATTGCACAAGCGCCGATTCCAATGAAGGCGCATCTTTAGCTAAAAAAACGTCGGTCCCCGGCGCAGCGCCTTTGACAAATTCTCTAATCGCGTTTAAACGCAACTTAACTCCCGGCTCAGCACCGGCGAAAGCTGATTGGTGCATCGCGTCCAAGGTAGGAAATTGTCCCGAAGAAGGAATAGCGGCAGTCGCGCCGAATTCACGAGGTGCAATAATCTGGCCGCTTATTACTCGCTTTCCGATTCGCCCTGCGCCGCCGAGCGCGCCGAGTGCGGTTCCTAATCCCACTCCGCCGGTTTCTTGCGGAGTTTCGCTAGTTGCCGCAGCAAGCCCGATATCCAAAGCCGCGCCCTTCGCGGTAGAAGCTACAGCGCCGGGCGTCGCCTCTAAAATATCTTTTCCAATTTGCGCGTAGGCCGATTTCATCGGCGCGCTCCCGGCGATTTGTTTTCCGAGAGATTCTAAACTCGAACCTAATTTTTTAGCTCCCGCCGCAATTGGTGCCGCGACTTTACCAACACCCCCCGCTGCTTGTTTTCCGGCGGCGAGACCACCAAGTATTCCAGCCGGTCCAAATTTGGCCCCACCGATAACAGCACCGGCGACAGGCAATACAGGAGTCGCGACTTTAGGAACCACTTCCGCCGCGCGGCCAGATTGTTGAATCGCTTTCCCGGTCTGTTCCAGACTCTCACCTACCGCGCCGGTCAATCCCTTAGCGCCTTTGATCGTCGGTAGCGCGCCAGCGACCGCTTTACCAGCGGCTTCTACTGGTTGCAATGCCTTACCGAAGAGATACCACGAAAAAGGATCGCCAGCCGCTAAGGCTTGCGTTTCTTCGGGACGAACCGGCATTCCCTTCTGCTCAAGTTCTTTGATCACTTCTCCACCTACGGGTTGCATGAATCCGCCGTGGCCTTTTAAAATTTCTTCTTGCGTCTCGCCCGCTCCGACAGCATCGAAAAGGTCTTTAACTTTTTCTTCCGGCGTGAATTGCGTAAGCGGCTTAGAAATTCCTAACCCGCGCCCGGCTTTTTCTATCCCGCGTTTTCCCATTTCTGCGAGTCCAGTGACCGCAGATTCCGTTCCAGAAAAACTTTCAGCGACGCGCCGCTGTGCTTCGCGATTCATTTCTTCTTCAGAACCGGGAACTAACTGACCTGCGACCGCCGCGCCCGCCGCATTGGCGTAATTCCAAATCTGTTTTCCAAATCCCTTGACTACATCGAATCCAGACTTTAGAAGTTTTTTAGGACCGGGCAGATCGGAGAATTGAAAACCGCGCTGTTTTACCAGATTGTGCGCGTCTGCAACTTTTTGGACGAGGTTAGAATCGGCCCACAAGTCCTTATTCCGCTGAAATTCTGATACCAGATCGAAATTGTCCGGGTCTTTGGTAGTGAGGTCAACCAATTCCTGAGCCGACAAATCCTTGATGGGATTTAACGGTTTGGGTTGCGCAGCGGATTCTAGCGAATTCGCTTCAGCGATTTCTTCGGGCGTCAAGGGCATAAACTGGCTTTTCGTGCCGCTTGATATGCTCTAAGTTTAGCCTTCGTTTTTTCTGATGTTGGTTTTCCCAATCGCGCGAAACGTATATTGGCGCGATGAGAATCTGAAAATTTCATACCCCTTCGATTTACGCTCATTTTTAATCGTGTCTCTGGAGATTTTGGAATACCTTTTGTCGCGCGGCTTAATTTATCTTTATGCTCTTGTGAGAGATGCTTACCAAACATCGGATTCTTAGGTCCCGTTAAACAGACCCCATCCCCGCCATCGGTTCCGTTTACTAAATCGTATCCTGCATTTCGAAAAATTTCAATATATCCCCGCTCCCACATCTGCCATCTATCTTCGGATACCTCAGCAAGAATTTGAAGCCGGGGTTTGAGATCGCGGGCAAGAAGGGATTGAATCCAATGACATTTATGTGTATGCTTCTTGTCTTTTAAATGCATACGAATGCGTTCTTTTAAATTGTTGGATTTACCTATATATCGGATTCTACCGGTTTCAGGATCGTTCAAAGCGTAGATAAAAACTGTTTTCATGGCACTTGATAAAATTGTCCATCTGCACCCCGCTGCACCTTCTTACCAGAGGATAGAGTATATACCGGGCTTTGACCGCCAGAATTTATCGTTGGAGTCGTAGATTTTCCTTTGGCAAAAGCGTCTGCTTGCGCATATATTCGCCGAGTCTGCTCTACGCTTTGCGGCGAGAGAACGGACCCAGCTTGCGCTATTTCAGCCGTCATCTTTTCGACATCATGCCGAAGTGCGGCTTTGGATTCCACTACAGAGGGCGGGTCTCCAACTTGTGGGAAAAAAGATTTTTCATACCACGATTTTTCCTGTCTAGAGATAGCGGCCCCACTCTCCAACCTAAGAGTTCCTTGGGACCAAGCATCAACGGCGGCGTCATATGTTTTACGATTACCGCTTTTTAAAATTTCTGGTAACATGCCGTCTATCCAACTAGTGGTTGTAGTAGGATCATATCCAGCATCTGCTAGAGACTTAAGCATATCGCCACTTTGAGAAAATCTTGCAAGGGCCAATTGTGCCCGCTGTTGCGCCTCGGTAGGAGGTTTATCTTGCATGTCTCTTGCCTTCGGGGAACCCAACGAAAAACCAGTATCACCAAGTTGTGTTCCCACGGGTGCTATTTCAGGTTTGGATGACATTGGCGCAGCGGTTTTAGTAGTCACCACGGGCGCAGCACTCACCGATTGATTTTCCGCAAAATCTGCTGCCCGCTGGGCGTCGGCACCGAAAAGGGTTTGGGTTGGGCGGTTGGGGGCGACGGCTGAAACCGGTGCAACCGGTGTTTTAGCTGCGATGACAGCGCCGGGTTCCATGAACTGGAAGGGCCGTTTCAACTTGTCTTGGAGTTCTTTGACGTGCGATACCGGCACGGGGGTTCCCTGCTTCGTTATTGGAATCAATTGAGTCCCATCCGCTGAAACGTGAGTATCGATATTTTTTAATTCTTCCTCTGCGCGAGATTTGTCGGTAACCCACGTCGCGAGTTGCGCGCCAACTTGCGCCATCTTTGCGTAGTCTGGTTTGCCGTCGCCTGTCATCGGAGTTTCAAGCCCCATCGCGGGGGCATACTTAGTGAAAAATTCTGCCGCAGGATATTTTTGAATTGCTAGCTGATAGTCAAGCTGCCCTTGCGCCAATTCGGCGGTCTGTGGAACCATTGGTTGCGCGGCTTGTGATTGCGCGATACCGAGACGATTCTTTTCGACTGCGGCTTGCTGTGCGAGAGCGCGGGCCTCGGCAGCTTGCGGCCCCCCGGCCTCATCGAGCAATTGAAGCTCTGCCTTTTTTCTTTTCTGGGCAAGTTCGCCCGCTCGGTCGATAACGTCATTCGCATTCAATTGCCCGCCACGAAAAGCCTCGGCCAATGCCGCTACCGCGCGTGGCTCAACGATTGGCGCGGCAGGAGTAACAAGATTGCTTGTCGCCAAAAGGCCGGGAGAAACTCTATTTTCTTGATCTGCCATAATTTTTTTTTTTTTACCACATATTGGCTATCGTGCCCCACTGACTCTTCGGAGTAGTGGTAGTCGGCCCAATCAATTGAGAAGTTGGTGACTGCTCGAATTGAGCATCAAATAATTTTTGATCTAACCTTTGCTGAGGAGAATTTTGATATGCCCCGAATCTGGCGGGACCAAGCGCAGCTTTTTGCTGCTGAATCCCGGCTACCTTTTTCTGAAAAGCATCGGCGGGATTCATTGAAGCCGTAGTATTGCCCATAGCGGGACCAGCGGGAGGCATACCAGCAAGCATTTCAGCCCGCGCGCCGGGAGAATTAACGCGTGAATAGGCATCGGCACCAGACGGTTGACCAGTCAACGCACCGAAAATAGCTTGAAGCCACGCGGCTTGCGGATTTGATGCTCCCGAAAATCCTTGACCGGCGTTAAGCCCGGAAATCATTGGCTGTAAAAATGCTGGCATCGCCCCGGAAACATTCGCGGTGGGATTTCCCACCGGCTGTGCCGTTGCCGGGATGGCTGAAGCGGGTCTCGGAGTAGTGGCCCAAGTTGATTTGGGCGAAAGTGTGGTTGCGGTCCAAGCCATATTTTTTTAACCCAGTAATGACATGCCGGTGCTAGTCATATTATTTGAAAAACCCGAACCGCCATATCCGCCGCCCCCGCTGTTACTTCCGCCCCAGAGAGAGGCAGTGCTAGGGAGCATAGAAGCCCCGAATTGGGTCGCTGCACCGAGCGCAGGTTGCCACGCTTGGGCCGCTGCAATTCCACCTCGGCCTGCGGCATCCGCTGCGGATTGGGCGAGTTGATTCGTCGCGCCCACCCGCGAGAGCCAAATGTTAGCAATATCTCCCCCGCTCAGCCCGGCTGCGGGTTTCAAAGCCTCGGCTTGAGTCAGCGCCGATTGCGCCGCTTGCTGCCGGTTAAGTTGAGTTGACGCCAAATTCGGAAAAAGAGTCTGAAGGATTTGCTGGCGGCTCGAATCTAAATCCTGCGCTGATTTGGTCAACGCCGCCGCGCGCTGCTGTCGATCTGCTTGGAGTTGAATTCCGGCGGTGCCAAGAATCTGACGAAGCAGGTGCCCCCCAAATCCTTTCGCACTCGCCGAGCCGGTAACCATTCCGGTTTTCTCAAGCCCAGTTTGAACAAGCTGGTTCTGGACATCGGGAGGAAGAGTAGCCCCAAGCGACAATTCATGGAGCGCGGCATCGATCAATTTGTTTTTTGCCTCGGTCATTCCGGGGCTGCTAGCTAAAGCCTCTTTAGTCGCCGCAGCGGCAACCTCGGTATCCGGCCCGGTGCCGAGCGTGTTTACATCTTGAAGAATTTTTTGCTGTGCGGCGTAGCGCGCCGCGAGCAACGCGGGATCAGTGCTTCCTTGTAGCGCGAGCCGCTGTTGGGCGTTCTGAACATCTGCGGAAGAAGCGGCAGCGTTTAATTTCGACGGTTCCAACTCGTTATAGACGAAACTTCGTTGCCGGTCCAAAGCGTCCAATTGTGCATTCGTGGCGTCACGCATTGCGGAAGCAGTGATCGCCGCCGAAGCAATATTACCCGCCGCAGAAAAAATCTCAGAGATATCCCACCTTCGCCTTTCTTTCTTGTGATAAAATTCTACCGAGGCGAGCCGCAGCTATATGCTCTGGAGATTTTGCGCATCGCTCTGGAGAAAGTTTTATACCCTTCAATGAAGGTCCCGAATCTCCCCCGTCAGTCCCGTTCACTAAATCAAACCCGGCCTCTCGAAAACTTTGAATATACCCGCGCTCCCACCGCTGCCAGTATTCTTCTGGGACTTCATCCCAAATTTGGAGAACCGGTTTAAGGCCGTGCGCGCATAAAGACTTAATCCAATTTGTTCGATGATTCTGTTCTTGATCCGAAAGGTGATCCCAAAACCTTTTTTGGGGGTTCTTCGACTTCCCGATATATCGAGTTTTTCCCGTTTCGGGATCATTCAAAGCGTAGATAAAAACTGTATTCATAGGTGCAATTGCTTAGAAAACACTATTTCACTCCGGGAGTAACCTCTTCGGTGAAAGAATTCTTGAAGGTGGTGCGGACTGGCGATAACGTGGCTCGCGATAGAAATATTTTTACAATTCCCAGCCGAGGCGGCTGACTCGAAAACATCCAGCAATTCTTTGGGTCGCCCAGTGCCGCGCGCTTCTGGCAGCGAAAACCAAAAGTGGACCAATGCGCGGATCGCGCCATTGAACACATCCGGGGCGAATAACGCGCCTAGAATACAGCCGTCATTTTCCCACGTGCGCGCGATTCCAGAAGACATCAAACTTTTCCATACCGGGAAAAAATGATCCGGGTCAAATTCTATTCCCGTTTCAGCAGACACGTGCTCAAAAATGGGGGAGAACTTTGAATCAAATTGCGATGGCGTAAGCTCTATCGGCATATGTATTAGTGCCGAAAATTCGGCTACTTGGCGAGTATTAAAGCTTAGTCAGCGTCCACAAGGCCAGTGTTGGGGGATACACGACCACCGAGGAATCCAAAACATGAACGTCTTCGCCAAAAATCTCGAAAGCTGCGCGTTCTGGCACGCCGATATTCACATTCAAAACCGTTTCTGGGGTAGCGCCTGCATCCTTGGTTGCCTGCACAATATACCGGCCTCGTAGATTCTGATTCGAGTTACCGAGCACTTCCCATCCGGGGTTGGCCGTCAGGGCTTCGGTAAGGGTAGGAAAAGCAACCGATTTTACATCCCCCGGAACGCCTGAAACTGTCCTCCACAGGCTGCGTTCAAACCAAATCAGGCATGAAATAGTAGTATCGTAAAACTGCTGCAAGGCGACCGGACTTAAGGGCCGCGAGGCGGTAGGACCGGAGGTCACGATGCTGTTGAATGGAATCCAATTTACTCCATCGAAAACATGCCACGATACCGGACTGCCAATCGAAGGATCAGCCTCGGTTTGATCTTTGATTGTCCGAAGCCACACCGGGGGGTCGCCGGTAGCCGGGGTCGAAGCACCGACCTGAAACCATTGCGTTTCCGAAGCAGAGATATCGAGAGGAATGTATCTTTTTGTGGCTTCGTCGAACACCCACCACTGGGTGCCATTGCGAAGCCACGGTCCGGCGTCAAGCGTCGGCTCGGTATCCCCGGTAAAAATAAATGATACGCCAGTGGGCGAAACAATTTTCATCCGTCGAACCAAAATATCGGCAAATTGCTGAGGGGTGCCTTTGAATGTCGCGGGCAATTTTGCCATTTCGACGAAAAGAGATGTGTCGTTGAGTGCCATATCAATTAGTGCAAGTTTTTCATGCCATCTGCAACAGAAAACCCACCAGCGCCGCGTTGTGCAACCCGTATCCAGTCACCTGTCTCGCGTTGTTTATGAATAGCGGGCTTAGGGTAGTCCACCCATCCGGGTTATCCGGCAAAAAGTCGGTCAAAGGAGTTGTGACTCCATCCTTATAGTGAAATCCAATCCCGTCCATATTTCCCACTACCTCTCCGCCATTGTTAACGTCGTTCGCTTGCCCGGAAGTGGTGCCGGGGAGTAGTGGTATCAATTGAAACCCACCAGATGGAGAATAGACAAAGGGAACAAAATCTCCTGATCCATTGTCACAGGTTCCGACTATGGTATCGGAATCGTTTATGGCGATAGCGTCTACCTCGGTGTCTCCGATTCCGCCAATGTCGAAAGACGCACCGCCTTGATTCAAGAAAGATCGGGTGTTGAAAGTAACTGAATCGAAAAACGTTCCAAAAACATGCCCGATTGCGTTTATCCCTACCGCTTGACTGTTTTCATTCCCAGCGGCGGCAGGATGCAAGTCCGTCATTATTCCAGATTGCCAAATAGCTGCTTTATTCTGAGTATGCGGAAACGGAACGTTATTGATCGTCTGCGCAGTCACGGCGCATTGCAAAGCATCGTTTAAACCTTTGGGAGAAGTCTGTCCTAGATTCCCGTCAATACTCCCCAAATCTGTGACGGTCTGCGAGACTGGATCGTAAAGTTTTGAACTAATGTGCGGGCCGGAATTGTGCGCCAGCAGCAAAAATCCATTTTCGTTTATCGAGTAGACGAACCCGGCTACATCCGTGAAAACAAACAAATCTCTGATCTCACCAGTCGCCCGGTTTAGCCAAAAATAATCTGATTGAGAATCCCCGAAAATAGATTCTACTCCCGCCACTATCCCATTTGAATTACAGAGATGCGCGTTACCAAAAGAACCCCCCAGAGTTTCACCGCGAATGGTGAATACCGTGGACGCCACGGTTTGGCTAGGCGTCACCGTTACCTGAAGCTGAGACACAAACGCAGTTATCTGAGCCTGTTCACTGGTCGAAAACACAATTACTTTGCCCACGTCGCTCGCCTGAAAAATAGTGTCGCTAGCCGTGACAGTGGTTGCTAACTGGCTGGCTTGAATCGGATCGCTTTCGGTTTCGGTTCGCAGGTCGCCCGTAACTCCCCCGGCGTGAATCCCCGGCCTTCCAAATCCAACCGGAATCACACCAACGATTGTCCCGTCTTCCGCCAGCATGTTAATGGGATTCATCCCAACCTCTTCAATCGTCGGTTCAATCGGCGGAGGGGTGCCACTAACGACAATCGGATCGCTAGGATCGGTTTCTCCATCTTTCGTGATAGCAGTGACGATGTAAGTTCCGGGCGGCAAATCGATAAACGTAGCCTCTTGGCATTCCGCAAAGATTACGTATTCTCCGTCCTCTAGCCGGTATATATTGTAGCAAAGAGCGCCGGGATATGTATTCCACGACAGCCTAAAATTCCCCTCACCGCTCAGTATCAAACCCGATGGGCCGCGCCGCTTGCTAATGTCATTGAGCACTATCACCGGACCGCCGCTCGATGAAAATAAAAAATCACACACCGGCGGAGAAACGTATTCGATTTTCGGGCGTCGCAAATAAAGAGTCTCAACAACGCTATTCATCAAACCCCTCTCCGACGCTTAACGTTGGGGGCAACGCAAGAATCAATTCTGTCTCGGCCTGACGGGTCGCGATTCGTTCCGCGACTCTATCGGCGGCTTCTTGAGTTGTGACGCTTTCCGCCATGCCGACTCCTACAGCGGTGAGTCCGTCTTGAGTAACCACTGCGGTTTTGACCGAAGTAAAATGTGACACTGGGGCGGCGGCAAGCAAAGTCGAAGCGTCTGTCAAATCCTCTGATCTAACTCCCGCCCCATCGAAACGAACAAGATTATATGGCGTTTCGTCCACGCACGCTTTATTATCTCCTGAACGATCTTCCGGCGTATCAAAGGCGAAAGACCGAATCCAGCGAATACTCGCGGGGCCGTGACCAACAATTAACAGTTGAATGGACTCGTCCAAATTCTCAATTTCTTCGGACTCTACGGGGCAACTTCCGGTATCTAGCGAAGTTGATTGCTGGTTCGCATCTTGCGTTCTCTCTTTGCGTGCCTGTGGCTTGTAAGCAAAAAGCTGGCTCGTCATATTTATTTCCTGATCGAACCGAAGGGACCCGCGTTCAACAGAAATTTTCTTGGCCATGATATTTTTATACGCGCCCCGCGTGCCGCCCGCGTAAAAAACTCCGATGTCGAGTTCTTCTTCGACCCCGCTCAATGAAACATCTGTGTATCCGTAACGACAATTAGAACCGGGCAATTTTTTGGCATCACTGGTCAACCCGAAATGCCCTCGTGTTTCGACAGCCCATGTGATCGGGCACCCATTATCCATCCGCTCTTCCGTAAAAGATTCCCACAATCGATTTTCTTCGTCTACGTCAGTGGACACGTGATAAATACGTTCTCGGCCAAAAATATTGCCATATAGCCATTCAACGGGACGAGTGCCGGTCCAAATTCCAGCCCATGCTTCTCCTGATTCGCCCGCGAAACTCTGTATCGGAGCGCCGTTTAAACACCAAGTATGCTTATTGAAAGAATCCTCTGCGGGAACCGACATGAGCAAATACGGACCAAATGCAGCCCCGGCGACGAGACTTAAATCTGGCGACAGAAGAGATTTGCTAACCATCATCTCGTTGTCTCGAATCGGCATGTGCGATGATATCTTTGCGACCATCGCGGCGTTATAGAATACGATTCCTGATTGATTGAACCACGTCAACTCGCCTTGATGAAGCACGATAGACCGCTGAGACGCACATCCAATCTGAAATGTTTCTACTTGCATCCCATCCGTAGTTGGCCAGAGTGATCGATCTCGAATATTTGCTTTGACTACCGAGGCATTACTCGATGTGTAAACCACCAATTGCGGAAAATCCAAACTTGGTGTTTTTGCTAGCGCAGTGATTTCGTCGTTGAAATAGAACGCATCATTGCCGCCAAGATAAATTTGTTCTCGGAACGAAAACGGATTTGCGATATCGCTAGCGAATAGCCGATTGCGATTCGCGACCCAGAGACGATCTCCGACCCACGCCATCGGCCCGCCGATTGGAGTCTCAAAAAGATTATCCCGGACGTGCCCCGAATTTGACCCGTCAAACCATGCTGGGGCGGTGATGCCGCCGTCTTGAATAAATATCACCGCACGCGGATCAATTACTTCGATTATTGAACTGAAATCTGGGCTGACTCGCCGGGCAGATTGAGTAGTCAATTTAAAATAGACTTGTTTCGCATCAGCCGACATCAAGATATTTGGGAGAATGCGAAAATTGTTGAACGGATACGGGGAAACGTAAACTATTCCGGCAATACACACCAGCATTTGTTCAAGCCCGGCGCGCGGGTAAAAAATGGCGGACCCCTGAAGCTTACCTTTCGGGAATTTGACAATGCACCGATGACCGGGACGACAAGAAATAACACCACCTTGATTGATGATATTTAGCCCGTTCCAATAGTAGCCTTTTGGTAAAAGTCCGGGGTCTCCGTCTGACTTCATGCCGAGAGGGAATGGGCCGTCAAAATCAAATAACGGATTGTCGGGCATTTGAAATTCCTACCGGATAGCGTCGAATTCGCCTTTGTCCCTGAGATTATTGCGATCTACGACTTGCATAGGGAAATACAGCGGGGCTTCTTTTTTATTTTGGGCCTCGATTTCAAGCCGGGCAGCATCCGCCTCGGCGGCGTGAGCCTCGGACCATTGCCGGTCAGAATAATGTTTGCGCGCCTGAACCGCCAGCAAAAAGGCGAGCCGACTCGCAAGCGGAATGTGATCGTATCGGCTATGAAAAGACGATGCGCCTTTGGTGTAAGCAATCCGAACCCAATTACAGGCGCGGTTGATTTTTATGCGCCGCAGTTGTGGTATTTCTTCATCCGGCTCATATATACCGAGAGTGACGCCGGTCGTGCCTGAATCGTCGGTGGTTGAAAGCCGCATAGACCCGGCGCTTCGCTCCTTAAAAATTCCAGTTATCCGGCTGATGACCGGAGCCTGTGTATCAGGAATTGCATATCCATAAATCGTGGGTGCCTGCCATCCGTTTTCCCAAACATCGCCCACTTTCCGGCGCAGCAAAAGTCCATTATTATCGTATCCATATATCAAGAATTTCTTACCGTTGTCTTCTTGATTCTGAAGATGCACTACGAGTTTCGATGGCGTCACCAGTTCGCGAAAGGTAGGATGGTTACCACCTTGATCATACCAACTCCAGTCGCACGATTGATGGCAGTCCCCCGGTCCGTTAAGATGATACGAAAAAAGTTGACCGAATCCAAGAGTCGGACGCCCACCGATATTGACCGCGATTACTGTTTCAACGTCGCGCGGAAGGGCGATAAGTTTCCGTCCGCAATTGGCGGATCGGCAAAGCGTAGCCGGGGTCTGTCCGCATGAACAGCCGGTAGTGCAAATATCAATGTCACCTTTGAGGCCCTCGAAATCCCCCTTGTTGACGATTATCGAAAGTGCGTCCCCAACCCAGCGAAAAAATTTGGCGTCATCACAGACACCAATAATTTTTCGGGATTCGTCTTCAATTTCGGCCACAGTAAACATGATCAGTATTCTTCTTTATCGGAATCGCTGTCTTTCATTTTCATCGCGGCCTTCATCAGGGCATCGAGCGCATCTCCAGCGCCGTTCCGAGACTTATAGGGGGCTTCCGGCGAATCGCTTTCAACTTCCAGAATTTTCTGAACCTCGATATCGCATGAGTATGAATGCTCACCTTCCGAAGTCTCAGATTCTGTTTCCGATTTGACACGAAATTTGATTGTCATGATTCCTTCTTTCGGCAGGTCTAAAGAATCCTTGCCCCGATAGTATATCGTAGGATAATATTTGTTAGGACCAGCAGCGTCGGTTGTCGGACAAGGACACGGGCCATCTGATTCTCCGAGATCAATATTGAGTTTTGTTTTCATATTTTAAGGAAGCCCCCAGCGAGAGGCTAGATAATTGTCATACAGATTGTCGATATCGCTATCACTCAGGTGCGCCGTGTAAATTACCAATTCCCCCACGAGTCCCGCGAGGGCATTTGTTCCTCCCGCGCCCGAAGAAATGAAAATCTGAGTTATCAGAAACGCATTAGCATCGGCACCGGTTCCGCGCGCCGTTTTGTTCTCACGGAACGACACCGTTCCGCCAGAACGTCGAAACGCATACATTTTCAAATCGTCTTGAGTCCCATATCCGCTGCTGGTAAACTCTGACCCGCCCGCATAATAACTGCAAACATTCCCCAAGAGACGATTGAGCCGCATTTGCCGGTTTAACGTGTCGTGACCAGCAAGGATACCATCATCTGAAAGGGTTTGTTTACATACGACCAGCGCACAGAAATCCCCGGATAGATTAATGCTACTCGAAGGGAGCAGATATTGAATTCCGGGCAATTCAATCGCGGGCATACTTCCAAATTGATTTGTCCTATAAGTAGGCCGCAAAAGGGCGGTTGATTGCACTAAATCGTTTCCGTTACCAGATTGGTCTATCCACTCTACTCCAGTCCCTCCGATAGCCGTTCCATCTGACAATGAAAAAGAATCGGCTTTCCACCATCCGGCTAATCCTGCAAATGATGCGGGTCCGAACGACGGCGTAGCCCAAAATGGATTGATCAAAAAAGGCATATCAAAAAGTTCCGATTAACCAAACTTTGAGTCCCTTTGCGCCGGTTCCGGCTGCGGTAATGTCGATTGTGATTTCCGCGTCATCGGCCAAATTGGCGTCACTAATCACCGGCGGGGTTGCCGCAGTAGTTGACGTTTTTTCTCCTTGGTCAATACTGAGCAAAGTGCTCAGCACCGAGACACCGGCTTCTTTGATGTCCACGGTAACTAAACCCGAAGAAGATACTGTGTTTATGTTTGATCTCACCGCTGTCAAAGTCATGGCGGCGGGCATCCGAAAAGTAATCTTGGCAGTGCCCGTGGTGAGGTCTGTGGTTTCGTCGCTCACCGCGACTCCGATTTGATACGCAGCATTTGTGCCATTTGTGCCATTGGCCCCAGTCGCGCCTTTGATATTCGCCACGACGGAGTAGGTCCCCGCCGCTTTTTCATAAACGTCCCCGTTTACGTCGTCGAGATAAAAATCGCCGTTTACACCAAGCCCGTTCGACGGAGCGCCCGAACCTGTCCTCCACACAGCGCCGTTGGTTCCATTAGTGCCGTTGGTTCCATTACTCCCAGCCGCACCGGTCGCCCCAGTTGCGCCAGTTGCACCCGTAGCGCCAGTAGCTCCCGTCGCGCCAACCTCTCCTTGCGGGCCGGTAGCACCAACAAGTTCTTTCGGCATCCGGCGAAAACGAAAAATGCCGGGAGCGATTTCTGATTGAACAAAAACGTAGCCACTGACTAGCGGCAAAGATTGGATAGGTATTTGGCTTGCGATCATAGGTCTGTTTGTAAAAGTGTAAAATGGGTGTTGTCGTCCTCGAAAAGAAATTCTCCCGTGTCTTCCTGCAAAAATATAAACTCGTTTCCGTCTGGATTAACAATCACAATCGTAATCTGGGGCCACGCGCGCGATGAAAAGCAATCCGTCATCCGAACCACGGGGCCGTTATCTTTGCACTGGCAACTCATGCGAGCCTCACAAAATTCAGGGTGGTAGTCACCGCGAGCACCGCTACTTTATCGGCAGTCGAGCATTTTCCGTAGAGGGATACAGTTTGATTGTCCCCATCGGTATCGACGATTACCGAAAAAACTATTTGTTTTCGCTCATTCTCTACCAAGTGAGAAACAGAGTGATCAGAACCCTCAATATCGGCGGCATTCGTGGAATTGTAGAGCTTAGCAGACACGATATCCGCAAGGTCTACTCCCGACAGCCCGATAATATCCACAACCCCGGTCACGAGATACGAACCGCGTGTAGGTAGCAATAATTCGGGAGAAGAATTGGTGAAATTTACGGCGGTATAGATAACCGGCAGGTTGTAATCAACACCGAGCGCGACAGAATATTGTCCACGGGTCGCGGTAAAGGACTGTCCCGCGTTCCCGGTATCTCCTTTGTCCCCTTTCGGGCCTTGCGGACCGGTGATACTTGCGCCGGGGAAGCCAGCAGGGACAATCAGTCGTCCCGCGCTCACAGTGACCGGGGGTGAATCTACCGCGCGCGCTAAGGTTAGGCTAAAGGTTCCACCGGATACGTTGTTGACGAGATACCAGCCAGAAGTCTGAATGAAGACATAAAGCCCTTCTAAAATGGAAGGATTCGCGGCACCGACGACGGTCACATTCGGCGCTCCGAGCGTCGGCTGCGTGAAACTCGCCAGCGTCACTGAATAGGCATTATTGCCGTCCGTTCCGGGTTCTCCCGGTTCGCCCTGCGGGCCAGTAGCGCCAGTGATGCCTTCTTGAAAAAGTCGAAGGAAGTAGCACGCCAGCCCCTCATCTACGGCGCGAGGATTATTTTCTAAGCCGATGTTAAGATTGCACGGCAGAGACCAACTAACGACTCCATCAAATTCGGTCTTTACCACAGTGCCGAAAAACTGCAAAGTAAAATTAGCGATCTGTGATGGCAGGCTCTCGCACGCGGCGGTGTTAGCCGGGGAAACTCCGCAAGGATTACCGCAATGATGGACGTTGTTAGCGCAACCGCAAGGCATATGTATTAGTGCAAGAAAAACGTGAGCTAGTCACGTTTTAAAGTTTTTAATTCGCCTCTCGCGGTTCCATGCCGGTGAGCAAAAAACCAAAGCACAACTGCGCCCCCGGCAACGCTCAAAATAAGAATTTCATTGCCCACAATCAAAGAGGGAAGAACGATCAAAGCGACGCCCGCTACCGCGCACACTACACTGGTAGTAAGACTTCCCACAATCACTTTGAGTGGGGGCCACACCGCCGAAGCCACACCGAGAACAAAGAGCAGAATTCCGATCCAAACCACACCTTTGAGGGAGGACAATTTGGCTGCGACTTCGCGGGCCGTGTCTTTTTGAGATGCCCCGATTTTGGTCTCAAGCTTTTCTGTGGTTTTGACGCCATCCGTAATTTTTTCATAGTGCTGCGTCGATTCGGTCTTGGGATTCTCGGACTGTTGCACGGTGCTCGTCACGCCGGGGAGATTGATAGTCCCGATACCGGGACGGAGGGGGCGAAAAGCGCATCCCAGCATTCCTAAAATCAGAATTGAGTTGCACGCCCAGACCAAAATTTTTGTGTTTCGGATTTTATTCATTGTCGAGGTCCCTTTCGGCTTTTTCATTATCTAATTTCGCTCCTTTAGCGCGTCTCCAAATCCAAATTATGGTGACCGCCGCGATTCCAATCTGTAGCATCACAAGTATGGGGTTTAACATAGGCTCAATCACAGAGAGCGCATGTTTTATCGCTTCCGCGATGGTATTCGCGCTCAGAAGTCCGAGGGCTTGAAATTCAGGAGACAGATTTTTCATATTCTATTGAGTGAAGAAAATAAAACGGACATCGCCTGAAAGAGTTTTCGCGTTTCATCTCCAGTCAGGCCCGAAAAGATACCATATCCGAATCCGCGCGCAGATGTCGCGCCATCAAACGGAACACCCGCTCCAAAATTTCGACTAAACACGTAAAAGTCCCGCGCGACAGAACTTACCGGCGCAATTCTAGTAGTCCCCGGAGGTTGTTGACTGTCAAATTCTCCGTTAAAATATCCTACCGTTGGCCCCAGTCCAATTGCGCTTCCCGAAATAAAACCGCCAGATTGACCAACAGAAAAAGGAAGTTCCCTAACGAGCGGGGCATCGTTAGATTGACTGCAAGAGTATGATGGAGCCGCAGGAGTAAAAGTCCTTCTAACGGAAAGAAAGATAGAGGCCGAATTCCCGGCAGTTAAGACCCCGATAGCATAGTGGTTCGTATTGGTCTGCTCAAACTCATCTCCGAAAAAAACTAGGGACAAGTTAGAAATACTTACCTGATTATCTAACACTCCAGTTCGTAATTCTTTTGACGCGCCATCCCCCTTTAGCCCGCCAGCCTGTGACCAATCGCCGGGGACGAAACCATTATTTTGATCAGTAGCCGCTCCGAGCGTATTAATGAAAGGAACAAGGGCTGAAGTCAGACCGTTACCGCTAAACGTGTTCAGTCTGTAAATTTTTGGAAGCAAACCGGCGGAGGAAAGCGAACGCGAGAAGGCGTCATGCGCCGCGAATACGCTGTCCGAAACCAGACCCCCGGCTTGCACGACTCGGTTTTTCCAATCGGTAGCTGTTGCGGTCTGGGGAAATCCGAGTTCCAAAATCTTCCTGAGTATGATCGTTTCGTAATCCCCCGGCTTAAAGACGCCGCCAATGCGCTTCAAAATTTTGCGAAGAACTACGGCGTCGATGTCGCCCGGACGAAAATCATTCGTATCGGGAACTCCTGACGATAGCTGAGTGAGAATTTTTCTCAAAAGATTGTTGTCGGTGTCGTCGAATCTAAACCTCCCGCCAAGTGCCATCAAAATTTTTCTCAAGAGGTTGTTCGACGAGTCTCCGGGTCTCGAAGTCCCCGGTGCTGTTTGCTCAAGAATTTTCCTGAGCAGAATCATTTTGGAGTCTCCGGGTCGTGCTAACGCCATAAAATTTATCTGTCTTGGAAAAAAGGCCGGTCATCAGGGTTACTGAGACCGGCCTCTGTTTTTTAATCAATCGGGATTTTTAGACATCCTCCACGCAACCAATCGTGGAGAAGGCGTCCGCGCCACTGAAGGTGCTGGAACTGGTATCAGCGCAGTTCACGAGACCGAGGTCTGCCTGACAACGCTTATACAGAATCGGAATAATGTGCTGCGGGCGCAACGGACGGTAGGCGCGAGTAATCTGATACTTGTGCCAGCCGAAGTCACCCCACTGATTGCACTGATTGTCGATCTGATAGTGCCAATCGAGTTCACCCATGTGAAGCTGCGGAGAAAACTTGAAGCTTCCTTCGCCAGCATACTTCTCAGGGACCAGACGTTCAAACGAACCGTCTGCAATCAGCACGCCAACTTCATAGTCGGCGGTCAGCCACGTAGGATTCGGTTTCGCGTAAGCCGTGCCTTTCGCCGGATTCGCAACGATGGTCACCGGGTCCACTAGATCGAGCGTGCCGTCTTCCTTGAAGCCGGTCGCCCGGAGGGGTCGTTGATCAACACCGAAGGCGATTCCGCGATACGCGGGGGATTGCTCGAAACTATAGGCCGAGAGCGTAGTTTCACCGAGTCTGTAGCCGCCCGTAGTAAGGGCAACCATAACGTTCTGGACGCCGATTTCAGAACGAAAATATTCGATCTGATCAGAGCCGCCGATGAAACGGAAATGAGGCATACCTTGGCTGTTCTCATACCATTCGCCGAAAAGCACCTCGCGGAGATATCGGGCAATGTAATGAAGCGCCTTGAAGGTCATGGGACCGGTGGGCAGCAAAGGAGCAAACTGGACGCCGAGATCGCTTTCGAGACCGCCGGTGAAAAGAGAATTGAAGTCGTAACCAGCGTTCGCGGTGAACTTGCTCGCGCTTCGCAGATAAAGCTGCGCGCGAATATCGGCATTCACATACTGGGTGATCAGTTTCTTCAAACTGTCTTCCGCCATCACGTAACTGCCTTTGAAGGCCGCGTAGCCTTTCTTGACGCAAATGTTCGGGCCTCGACCACGAAAAGACTCCAATCGGAGATTGAATTCCACCGTATCGGTGAGGTCTTGCACGCCCGTCTGTCCGCAAATGTCGGTATCGCACACGAACGTAGGAATCGCGAGCGAATCGCCGGGCGCAGCTTGCATCTGCACGACGGAGCGCACTGAGTTGCTTACGCCAGAAGGAAATACACCTCCGCCGATGACGTTCATGTAAACTGAATTGGCCGCGAGAGTTTTCGCGATGGTTCCGATTATTCTGTTAGTATTTTTACTGGCGATGTCAGAAATCGCCGTGGGATCGTCGCAAATAAATGCCATAAAAAATTGTTTACCAGAGACTTACCCCGGCCCTCTGATGATTGTATCGCCGGTTGTTGAGAAAATTACCCCTCAACGGGTTTGTCGCTGTGGCCATCAGCGGATAGGCCGTGATTCGATGAGCAATCGAATCGAAGTTTAGGCTCGTATTGATTAGTGCGGGGAAGAAAGAAATCGGTCAACCCGAATATTTTTGAAGATACTCTGAAGCTTTTTGGAGAAGGAGTAGTGATTCCTGAAAATACCCCAAACCAGAATTGCAGGGGCCGCAAAGGAGTGCGCGGATACTTCCGGTAATGTGATCATGGTCTACATGTGGCGCAGACTTACGCTCCTTTCTGTCTAAACAAAATACCCGCCCGCAAATCGCGCAACAAGCTTTTTGATCTAATAGCATTTGTTTAAAGTTCTCGTCTGAAAGCCCATATAAATATTTTCTCGATTGCGCTCGATATCTTTCTGGGTATTTTCGATTATATTTTCGTCTAGTAGCATTTCGTTTTTCGGGATTATCCTTACTCCACTTTCTAGCCGCCGCTGCCAATTTATCCGGGTCCCGTTTCTTAAGCGCCACCCGCTCACACTCTCGGCAGTCCTTACGGACCCACAATTTAATCCGGCCGTCTTTTAGCGGATACTTGAGCACGCGAAACCCGGTCAACAATTTTTCTTGCCGACATTTGATGCACATTTTGTGCGTCTTCGCCCAAAGCACTTTTCCCAATTCCTTCGGTATTCCCAACGCTGTCCGACATTCCTCTGCATTGGCCAACTCGCTGCGAAGAAATTCAACCGGCATTCGCACCCCAAAATATTTTTTGAAATATCCAGTGGTCTCGATCACGGCTTTCCATTCTGGATGCCAGCACCAACTGTGGTTCACCCACGTCCCCTGAGAAGTCAGGGCGAACCCAGTCCATCCCTCAAGTTCTGGAATATCGTGACACAGAAGCGCAGCGTTATCGTGGCATTTTTGCGCGGCTAAAAGCACCCCGAAAACGGTTTGCTTTTCGGTATCGAAAATCGTGCCACTACTCTCGACGGCCATCAGAAATTCATCCCATCCAGTGATTTCATGATTGACCTTTTCGCCGCCGAGAGCCAATAGTTTAGCTTCTAAATTTTCGATGTTCTGCATATAATCGTCGCAACACTTTTTCTGATTTAACTTGATGAATCATTACCACTCCGCTTCGCGCGCGACGCGCCATCTCGTTTAAACCAACTTCCGAAGAAGTCTCCCACGAGGCTCCGTCAGGAAAAGATTTAAAAGGAAGCCCGCTTCCAACCGCGAGTTGAAGCATGAAATGATCGATACAATTGGTGGGAATGGGGCAACCGTCATGTTCTGACACGCCTGCGTAGTAAGATACCGGCGGATCATTCGCCGCTGCAAGCAGCGCGTGGATTGATTTGCGGGACAGAAAATATGGGGGTTGAAGCGCGAGCTTCGGCAAATATGAGGGTCCGGGATTGGTATCTGTCACAATGTTCGACCAGATGGTATCCGGTTCGGCATAGAGATATTTTGGAATTCTTGCGGAGAGGCAAACCGAATCGGCGTCGTGAAAAAGAAAATATTCCTGCGGAGTCGACAGCAGAATCTTTAGATAGCGGAGGTGCCGCTCAAGAGTATGCGGCCCAATCCACCCGGCGAGGCCATCCCATTTGCAATGAATCCTCGGATTCGATACTTTCGTTATCGGAGCGTCGCTTGGTGAAAGAATCAGGACTGGACATTTGTGGTGCGTATAAACTGGCAAATTGGTCTCCACCTGATGCAAATCTCCGGCATATGCACTTACCGCGATGAGAGTGTTATCGTTGCTCATAACTAGACCTGCACATTTTAAATTGTTCCTCCGTCTTTATCGGATGCATGAAAACACAACCGTTGTATCGTATCCGGTAATCGAGCCGCTGCCAGCAATGATATTCAACAGGCCCTACGGGGTGAAAAACATAATCACTACGGGTTTCCAGTTCTGAAAAAGCCCGGTGTTTAAGCCCAGCCTCGCAGGCCCATGCGAGCATAGCGTAATCTATATAGGGCGTAATCGGGTGCACCGGAACTTTTCTATACGCCTGAATTATCTTGACAAGAGATTCACGAGACAGAAAATACGGAGGCTGGCAAGCAATTTTCGGATATGGACTCGAATGTGGTCTCGGCTCGATTACTTCGTTGGACCACAGAGTATTTTCAGATTCGGAATAAAGCCGCTCTGGAATTTTTGGAGAAACACAAAAACTGTCGGCGTCATTGATCAAAAAATATTTGTGCGGAAATTCCAAAAGCAATCGTAAATGCTCACGTTGACGTATCCATGATTCCGCTCCGATATACGCGCGGCGACCGGCGTGCCTGCAAATATGCGGCGGAATCTTTACTTGTGAATCTAAAGGACTCAAGATAACCACCGGGCATCCATGCGCTACGTGGACTGGAAGCGCGCGCTCGACGAGCGATTTATCGCCCGCATAGCAGCACACAGCTATTAGAGTTTCTGGATTGTCTGATCCCATAATTCCCGGTAGACAATTTCCAATCCGTTACGAATCGTCGTCATCGGTTCCCAATTAATAGCTTTTCGTAACGCGGCCACATTTGCGATTTTGTGTTTACAGCCAACCGGGGCATCTACGGAATAAAAACGGGTAGGTTTTACTCCCGCGATATCCTCCAGCATGTTGACGATATCATTTACTGACACAATTTCACTGTTCGCAAGATTGATCGGCCCCGGAACGCCTTGGAGCGCGAGTTTCCAGATACCTTCGATAACGTCATCGATGAAAATAAAGCTTCGGGTCTGAGTTCCGTCTCCCCAGATAGCAATTTCATTACTCCCGCTCAGCTTGGCCGCGATAACCTTTCGACAAAGAGCCGTTACTACATGGTCTCTACCCTCCGGGCGGATATCTCCCGGCCCGTAGACCCCGTGAAGTCGAGCTACGGTAGTAGGCAAATTTTTTTCAGCCGAAAAAGCCGAACACATCCGCTCCGAAAACAATTTCTCCCAGCCATAATCGACGGCGGGACTGGCGGGATACGCATCGGATTCAATCAGCGCGGCCCCATAGGCGGAATCAGGATAAATACAAGAGCTAGAGGCGAAAAAATACCGCTTAACCCCGCAATCGACACTCGCAGTCAGTAGATTTGTATTGATCAAAGACGAAAGCAGGCAATCTGTTCGAGATTTCGACACAAACCCGATGCCCCCGACGTTCGCCGCTAGGTTAAACACCATATCCGCGCCATCGCACACCATGTGCGCGCTAGCCGGGTTCTTCAAATCAACAAATTTTCGGGATACCGCAAGAACTTCGTGCCCTTTCTCTCTCAAAAATTTTGTGAGACGACTTCCGATATAGCCGGTGCCCCCGGCGACTGTGATTCTCATAATAGATTCTTCCGGCTCAGATCGAATAAAGACCGATCTTTACAGCCATGATGAAAGACCGTTCCCTTCGATATCAGGTCTCTAAATTTTTCCTCAGTAACTTTTTCAGAACGCCAATCAAAAACAAATCCCGGCATTTCCGACCACCCAAGGGCTTTGAATTGCGGCCCAGCGTAGTAATCCCACCCCAAATTAACTGGACAGCGATTACCAATTCTGATTATCTCCGCCGCCATTTTCATTTCGAGAGAACATAAGCACGCCCCGTTAATATGGCCGATATTTTCTCTCACCCCATTAGGCAACCAGACACCCATTACTGATAATTTACCGTTTAAACGGGCCTGTTCTTTTTCCCAGTGATCGTGAAAATGTTGAACCCAGCCACGAGATATCGGCACGCAATCAGCCTCCATCATAAATACCGCACTGTAGTCTGGGATTCGCTTGCCGCGTTTCATGCTGTAGCACCATTCCATCGTGCTCAACCAAAGTTCTGTGCATCCTTGCGGCCATCCCTTCCCCCGTCGTCGGCTAGTGTATGTATGGACATTGAACTTTCTGGAAACCCGCTTCACCAATTCTAAGTCCAGCGGGCAATCAAAACGGGCCGCAAAAAGGAAATCAGCGCATTCACAATGTGTGGATTCCAGATCGGCGATAAAATCTGCGAGTCGCGCGGCTTGGTTCTTATCCCCGGCCCAAAACTGTAATGCCAGCAGAATTTTTTTCATCAGAAAACTCTGCTTCCGATATGCCCGACGCGCAGACCCAAATCAACAAATGCAGGATGTCCAGATTGTGCCGCGCGCCTGCAAAAAATGACATCTTCGCCCACACCAAGACCAGAAACATTGCGGGCCTTTGTCAATGCCGCATCTAGCATAGCATACGCCTTCAAACATTTTTCTCCGGTCATCGCGCCCCCAGAAAGCATTTCGTGGGTAAGACGAACATCTTCCATCAATTCGTGCTCACTACTGGTGAACCAATTGCCCCCACTCTTTTCACCATTTAACGCGGGCTTGCGGGCGAGTAGCGGAAATTTTTTTTCAATATCCTCGAACACTTTACGGGAAATCAACATCGCGCCCGTCCCAACCCACGCGGTTTGCCGAATTTCATCTCGCGGACAATTTTCCCGGATTTCTTTTGCTACTGTTTCATTGGCGAGGGCTTCGTTAAACACCGGTTTGCTGTCTGGAGATTGCCTACCAAAATAAAGCGCGCCCACAAGAGTTTTACCATGACTCATTAACCGGTCGAGAGTATTAAAACTGGCAAAGGGTTCCGGAATATTCCATCCAGTATGCGCGCGATACCAAACAGAATTTCCAAAAGGAATCAACATATCTGAATCAACGGTCAAAAGATATTCGCAATCTGACTTAAGAAAAATATCCGCGATGTGGTTTCGACAGTGCGCAATAAAAGCGTCGCCAAAGTTAAGAACTGTAGAAGTTCGTCGTCTATCCCGGAGTTGCGCAAACGAAAAGGCAGTTTGCGGCGCAACCTCACGATACCAAGGACATGAAATCATTACTTTTTTTTCATACAATTTAAGAGACGTAACTGGAGTAATGATTTCAGAATTCATGGAAAATTTAATTGTGCGACCTCGCCCCAGAGTTCTTTTGCTTTTTTGTCTCTGGCCTTAGCGGCGTCTGTTTCATCAAAAAATCGGCCCAAAGAAATGTGCTTCCCGAAGGTATGAATTTGGGCGCGCCATTTATTCGTTTCCCGACACCAATATACGCCGCGAAAAGTTGAGGTTTTCCCGATAGATTTTTTACGAAAACTTCGTTTGTTGGCCGCGTTGTCTGATGCGCGAAGATTCCCGCGCGAGTTGTTTAATCCGTTTCCATCTCGATGATCCACTTGCGGGACGCCCGGCAACAAAAACCTATGGAGGTATTTACCCGGTATTCGTTCAGAGACAGCATAAACACCGGTTGCCTTGACCCGCGCGTGCCACTTATACTGTATCACTTTGTCATAATCAGCATCATCTATTGTAGCAACAAACCCCCTTGTCAGCGGAATAGTTTTCACGTTCCAGCCGCCGCCTTGGCGCGTTGCTCAGAAATGCTCTTGGCAATAGCATCCAAAGCATCCGATGGACGCATATTCACCATATCCGCCGGTTTGGGTTCAGGTGTTCCGCCAGCGCCGGGGGCCGCAGCATTCTCGCGAAGCCGAGTAGTGCTTCCAGTCTTGAATTTATTTACTTGTTCGGTAAGTTTTGCGACTTCCGCCTTCAGCGTCTTGTTTTCCGCCGCCATTCCTTCGTGGACCCGCTGAAGATTCAAAAGCTGAGCCATCCCAGTAAGTAAAATCGCCCGCATTTCAGGCGTGTCGTCTTGGAGCGCCGCCTGCAACCCCTGTGACGTTTGGACCACAAAAGCATTATGCTCCTCTGCGCTTTTCTTCGTCGCTTCGTCGGCCCCAGTGGGAATTTCGCGAGGTTTCATCCATTCGAGATTCTGCAAATACGGATCGAGTTTCGCTTTAGTTTGCTCTGCGTGAGAGGTAGACAATTGCTCAAACTGCTTTTGGCGTTCGGCCACATAAGACTGAACGTTTGCTTTTGCCGCTTTGATCGTTTCTTCCTTGTTGAACTTGGTCTTCTCGATATCCATTACGGCAGAATCCACTACCCGACGAATCGCGGGGTCTTTGATCGCCTCGAAAAGCTTATCCAAATTTACGTTTTCGGGGCCTCCATGCTTCTTGATGGCAGCGATGACTTCCTCTGTAACAGCGGGGGATTGCTTAAGCTGAGAATAGATGAATTCGCGAGTCCGTTCCACCGCAGAATCGAATTCCTTGAATTTTGGATCAGCCTCGATATCGAGCCGGGAACGAAATTGACGAAGGTCTTCAAGTTCTTTAGTTAGCGCCTCTGGCACCGTGGTTTTTAACTTTTCCTCTAGCTCCTTGTTCTTCTTCTGTAAGTCTGCCAATTGCTGTTCGCGCGCGCTTATTTCCTGCGCGGCTTTAATCTTTACCGCCGAAAACGCTTCGGACGATTTTGGACTAGCGCCGGGCGGCAGAGCCGGGGAATCTTTGAAAAGTTCTTCGGCGCGCTTCTTATGAGGGTCTTCAACCGGCGGCGGAGGGGTCGCGGTATCTGCGGGGGCCTTCTCAGCCGGTTTCTCTGGCGGAGGGACAACCGGGGCCTCGTCAACTTTCGGCTTTTGCTTCTCTGTTAGTAAGGCGTCGAGCGCGGAACCCGCGTCTAGGAGGGCTTCTGGCTTAGACGGCTTCAGTGTTTGATCTTGCTCCGCCAATTTTCTCGCCACGTCAGAATTATTTTCTGCCGGGTCGAGAGTTTTTTCTACAATGATGGATGGGTCTGTATTTTCAGGCATAAATGATTAGTGTTCAGAGTTGAGTTTTTCTTTATCGTCCCACGCCGCATCGTCCTCCGGTGAAGGATACGCAGTCGGGTCTTTTTTAAGACCTTCGGGTTCGTGAGTCAGTGAAAGCAGAACACGGGCGGTCTCCGCAAATCCTCTTACTTCGCCGCTCCGTATAAGAATATTGTTAGTGTCTCCGCATCCCAAAAGGGCCGGACAACTTTCTACCAGTTTGGGAATCAGCCGTTGCCCGGTTTTAGTATTCAAGAATGCCGCCCAATTTGCGATATCATCGCTGGTCCACGGCAAAGCATCATCTACTATCATGTTTAATAGTGCCGTATTTTTTACGGAAAAAACAAAAAATTATTGGGGGCCTCCGGTTATGGCATTTCTTGGTCGTGCTCTTGAGTCTGGGCCGATAATTGTTCAGCCTGTGCATCCAGTTCTTTAAGCTTAGCCAGCATCGGTCCGGCCTGTTTCACCAAAGCCGCAATGGGAGCTAATTTCTCTTTCGGCCCTCCGTGAGAAAGTGCTTGATTGAAATGTTCAGTTATGTGGGCTAACACCGCCTCGAACGCGGGAGTTTCAGTTTTCCCGTCCATCAAATGCTGCGCCATTTGCTCCGCGCCCGGCGCGTGAATACTCAAATGCACAAGATGATTATCGCGAGGACTCACCGGGACCGGCTGACCCAAACTGAGCAAAGCCATCTCCATCTGCGCTTGCCGAGAGTTCTCGGCCTCAACCGTGGGATCATTTTCTGGTAGCAAAACTCGGTTGGCAAAATCTGATCCAATCCGGGCAATCAAATCTTCTTTCTCAAGCTGGAGTTGATTGTAAAGTGGATGGCCTTTTTTTTCCGCCACAATCGCGGCAATCATTTGCCGTTGCTGCGGAGTCAAATCTTTTACGGTAGACGCGACCGGTTTTTTACATATCTCGTTGATCTCCTCACGAGACATTATTTTCAACAATTCTTTTTGCGCCTCCTTGGCATCCTCTTCTATCGTCTCCGGGTCGCAAATACGTTTTTGCATCGTAGCAACCATGTCCGTAAATTGCTCCATGAAGCGTGAAATCTTCGTATCCCGCGATTCCTCTTCCCGCGACGCAAACAAATTGACGAGATCGGGAGATTTTCGTTCACCCTGAAGTAGCGCCTGCGGGGTAGAAGTCGAACCAACAAGTTGATCTACGAGCATCGAAAAATAGGCATCGAGTTTCAAGAAAGGTTCGACATTACCATCGATCCGCTGATCGAGCACTGTCCAGCCGTTCGGTATAACGACAGTAGAACCGATTACCGACATCTTGAAGGTGTGAATCCGCTTAATATCGCCCTGAACAAAAGTTTTCCCGGACAGAATCGAACGGTCAACTATTTCGTTTCTATTTCGATCCAGCATTCCCGCCAGTTCATAAACATCACGACCGACCCCCTTAGACCCCCGCATAGTGCCATTGCCTTTTTGGTAAGCAAAAAAAGCAAGACAATCTTCTGCGCTATCAAACCGGTCATCTTTGGAAAAAATTTCTTCCAGTTCGGTTCCCGCAAGGCGATAATGAGAAATTTTTCCACTAACCTCGCGCGCGAGTAGCGTATAAACCACAATCACACTGGCCCCGGCCATGTAAGAAGTTCCAAGAACCAATTCTCGCTGAGCATTCTGATACCATGTCTCCAGCGTCCCGCCAACGTTTAGCCGGTCCCGAATTTGCGCGGGTGACGCCTTATTTATCTGGTCGCGAGTTTTCTCTATGTTCCATCCAAGAGTCTTGGCAGTATCACTGTCTTTGATTTTGGCAAACAGTTCATGCGGCAGGTAGGTCTCTTTTAAAATCGCGATCTGCGCAAAAGCCACGGTCTGTTTACACCCATCAGCAAGAAAATTTTCATCCTGTTTAAAATGAAGCGGAAACCACGAAAATTCATCGAGCCACGCGACTACTGTGTGCCCGAACAGTGAATTGTCAAACGCAATATCTTCAACTAGTGTTTTCCATCCCTTGCGCCCCCGGATGGTATTGGTGATGACCTCTCTGAATTTTTCCGTTTTGGCGGTCGAATTGTCATGATCTGAAGACAATGACGAATTTGTAAGATATTTCACCCCTTGAACGGCCTCAGTAAATCGAGGAGCCACTTTTTCGATCATGGACGGCAACGGCTTTGTAGTAAAATTCTGCTTCCAGCCCAAACCTTCTTGTTCCAGCTTCGCCGCATCGTGGGGCCGCTCCGCGTTATACTTCGCAAGAATTCTCGCATTTACGATGTTGGCGTAGCGATTCGCTTGGATCACCAATTTCACAACTTCCCGCGCCATTCCAGCGTCCTTGATGGATTTTTGCGTCGGCTCGCCGGATTTGTTAATTTCGGGCGACTGGATAATACCCCCAGTTGGATTAAGGGGACCTGTGCTGTAATAGGGTTGAGACGGCATTGTATTTAATGATTAGTGCTCGATTTAGAGCGTTTCGTCCATATTGACGGCCACTTACCTTTTGGGCATTTCTCGACAGCTATCATCGTTTTGGCCTCGATTAAACAGCCGCAAACACCGCATTGGCTTCCATTTCTAAACGGGCAATCTATACAAATTGGCAAGCGTATCAAAACTTCCGAAGACGAAGCGAGTATAGAATACCCATACCATCGGGCATAGGCTACGCGAAAAATCGAAGCAACGGCATACCACGGGCGCGGTATCGTCATTGGGCACCACCCACTTTACGCCAGCATTGAGCCGGGAGTTCCGGGTTGTCTGTCCGTATTTCCTCCAAATGAGTAGCAACAGCGCAATCGTGACCCAATATAATACATCCGTATAGCCGTCTATCGATTTTTCTATTTCCCAATAACTCTTCCCGCATTTCTCGGACCGCAGCGCGACAAGATGAACATCCTTCCGGCAGGGCTTGATTCATCGGGCACGAAGCACAGATCGCAGCCCGGCGTTTCGCAAGTTGTGCGTCTACAAAATCGAGGGGTTGTTTTTTCTGACGCTGACGGCTGAGCCAAGAAAGCAACCGGCCTTTCAAAGAGACTTCTTGCTTTTTTCTTTTAGCCGCAGGAGTTTCGTGCGAACAAAGAGCCGGATTTCTCGCGCATAGCTGTTGAGTCACTTCTCCCTCCGGGTCCCCCAGCGAAAAACCGTTTCGTTTACGATAATCCTGAACCCGTGCAACTAAACTTCGGAAACTATCTCCGCGCAAGGGAGACCCATCGGATTCTATGAAAAGATATCCACCATTTTTGGGATGAAGATTCTGATTGAACTTCATATCATGTCTGTCAAGAAGTCCCCGTCTCTCACGCGGTCGTCAAGCACGTCTGTCCGGTTTGTTTCATCGATTATGACACCTCCCGGATACCGGCTCGAATACCAATCATCGTCGTCTCCCGCATTCCCACCCCCGGCATTATCCGTCCCCTTCATCGAAGGCGTAACTCCCGAACCCGCCCATGCCGCGTGACACATCAAAGTCAACGAGTCCGCTTCTCCGGGAGAGCCTTGAGATTCTCGTGACATATAGTCCCGCTTAGACTCGGCTTTTCGTTGCTTTCCTACCATGCGAAAACGGCGCGTAGTTATCTGGGAGAAAAGTAAGGTGGTATCCACCGAGGGGTGAATCAGCAAATTACCAAATTCTAAAAACGCCCGAAGCATAAACCAAAGCTGGGAGCACATTTGGCTAAAATCCTCGTCACACGTCTTCGCGTCCTCGGCCATGATGCGTTTTCCCTCGGAACACCCAGCAGAATAATTGATGTCGTAAATTTGAGACGACCATTCCGATTTGACAAAATCTGCGACACCGGTTCCGATACCAGTTCGATCAATCGCGAAATATTCGGGTTTGACTCCGGCTCGCTTCGTGACACTTATCACTGCGTCTTTCATTTCTGGAGTGGCGGCTTTCGGAAGCGGAAATTGTTGATCGAGTTGAATAAGCCATCGCGGAATGACCTGATTACTCCGGTCTTTGAACATGATGGTATATCCGTTTGGGTGTTCAATATTCGGGGGATATTTCACCCCAGTCGCCAGCCCACATTTTCCCAAAGAATAGCTGCACGTGTCCCGGCCTTCCAGCGCCACATCGCAACCGGCCACGGGATTCGGGTTATCATACCAGATTGCCTCTCCGCGCGCGCGAAGCGCCATCGCCATAGGAACAATCACCAACTCAGTGCCCTGCTCTGGATATGCACCTCGGCCCATGCTAAGGTATCCCCCGGCTTGACGCCCACCAGCATTCTTAGCAATCGTTTCCAGCCCCTCGCGCGTTTGTAGGCCGGGATAAATCACTTTCCCCTGAATTACATTTTCAGATTTTTCTCCGTCGAGGCGAAGAACTTCCCAACCGCGTTTAGATTTCCATCGAAAATGCGTGTCTGCGTCGAAATCACCCCAACCGAAAACCGGCTCAGTGCGTTTTGCTACTTCGTCGTGCTGATTAGTTGGATTGTAAGCACCGAAGAGTTTCATCGAATGATACTCGCTATCCGAATTGGAGAGCACATTATCAATATCTTTCCACAGCCCTCCGGGGACGTTTTCAATTTCATCTATGAAAATCAATAGCCGGGAAAGTGGCCCGAAAATCGGATGGGGATTCGTTCTCGGCTTTCGTTTTGTGCCTTGTAACCGGCCCGCTTTTCGGGAATGCCCTATCGGAATGATAACGCCGCGAATCGCAGAAAGCTGATCTCTGCGATCCAGCCCTATATAGAGTTCCCCCACTTCTCCGGGAAGCGGCAGTTTGGACGCCTTATGAAGACTGACTATATGCGAAAACAAATTTGCTTCTAGGTGTTCTTTACTTGGGCCGATGAACTTAATCGACGTGTAAATAGGATCACGTATCCATTCGAGAAAAAATCTAGCACCCACAGAAAAACTTTTTCCCATAGATGCGGCACCCATGATCAACCCGGTATCTGCCTCATCTATGAGAGTCCAAAGATCGCGCACGCTCTGGGGTTTGGAGGTGAATTGATTGGGGGTCCATAGAAGCCCGGCGGCGAGTGTCATTCCCCCCGGAGCGTTAAGCAAAAAATGAAGATACGTCTGCAAGACGGTCCCCGATTTTTTTGGATCGCTGAAATCCACTTTCAATTTCAGATCGAGGCAATCGTTCAACAGACGTGCGGCGTCGGCCCATTTTTCCATGTGAACCAGACCGGATACTACGCCCGCCAATTGAATTTGCTCTGGCGTCATTCTAACGACCTGCCGCAAGTCAAAATCTCGTCCATCCCAAAATTATTGGGGAAGTTCACCACCGGGGAAGTTTCCCAACCCTCATAAGAGAATTGCGCTATCCGTTCCGCTTCTTTACCGTTGCGGGCTGAAAAATTCATCATGGAGGACGACATCACTAAGCCCCCGCGCCCACGAGTCCGTATGTAAAGCGCCAACCATTTCCATTCCTCGACCGGCATAGTTTCCACAAAATCGGGATGTTTGCGCGCCTGCCATTTCGTGAGTAGGAGAACCCGCCATCCGCGCGCACCCCACGATCTCTCGAACAGCCGGATCAATTCAGCTTGCCGGGCCGGGCCAGCCAGATCATAGACAATAAAAACTTTCATGTTCTATATAGTAGTGCCCCCGGTAGGGGTGAAAAAACAAAAAAAAATGACCGCCCATAAGAGCGGTCACTACTGAAACTAGATTTTTCTTGGGCCATTACGTCCTATTTATCTGCCTTTCTCTTTGTCTTTTGGGTTTCCGTTGATGTAGTCCGGGTGGACTCCATTGGTGATTCTGGCCAGCCGAAGCTGGGCGTCTTCCTTCGCGCGTTGCCGGGCGTCCTCGACGACTTCAGAACGCGCGCCGAGACCCTTGAATTTCGTGTAGTAGATGAATGCTTGGTCCATTTTTTTTTCTTTCTTTTTTTTTGTTTGGTTTTGGGGAAAAATATAGTCTATATTTCCCCCACTTTTACCCCGAAATTTCCACCATCTCTGATTCAGTTTTCCCACTCCTCGGAATCTGTTTAGGAACCCTAAGTGTATGCGGATTAAGGGGAATCAAGAAAAGCGGATGTCCGCGAGTATGAATTTTGTGCTCTCGGATTTGATCAATTTCTTCTTGGACGGTCTCCGGCTCCCTCACCTCCGTAGTTTTTTCCAAAACGTTTAGCACGGTCCCCACTCTCCACGGCCTTCCAAAGCGAGTCTGATGACCCAGCTTGTTCAATTCTTCCGCCGTTCTGGACAGACTGTATCCGCGAATGATATAGAGTTCGTGCATGTCCCGGATAACCGCCTGTTCCCCCGGCTTGCCGCCGTAGCGAACCGCATGGCCAAATGGACGACCTTCAAATTGAAGGCGACGGCGGGCCGCTTGCAGTTTTTTCACAATTACATTTTTTTCCCACTCACTCAGGGCAGAAAAAATTTGTCGTATTAATTTTCGCGTGGGGTCGTCGCCATCCGAAGCCATATCAGTGAGTGTTCCATGATCCGACGCAAACACTTGAAGCTTATTATCTCTGCAATTTTTGAGCATGATTTCGCTGATCATCAAATCGCGCGCCATCCGGTCCATTCGTTCGACAATAATTGCCTCGACCGGGATTCCTCGCTCGCGACAACGCGCGGCCATATTGATTAAATCTCGAAAAGCGGGGCGATCCATAGAGTCTTTTGCCCCGGAAACTCCGGCTTCAAAAAACTCATCAATGAGTTCAATCTTGTGCTGGCCGCAGAAGGATTTGATTGCGTCGCGCTGGCGGATGGGACCATCCTTATCCACTTGACTCGCACCGCTTACCCGAATGTAGGCGAAGCCAGTCATACCCGATTAAGTTTGGCGAATTCTCCAAACAGTTCTTTGGCCGATTTGTCGTAGGCATCCGCCGCCTCCTGTTCAGAATAAAAATAACCCAACCAATGCGATTTACCAGAACATAGTATTCTGGCTCGCCATTTTTTCTTGCGCCGGGGGTCTACGGACACTCCTTTAAATTTACTAATAGCATCTGAATGACTGGCAGAATTCCACCGATTCTGTTGCTGTGTGGCGGGACGCAAATTATCTCGACAATTATTTAGCCCATTACTATCAATATGATCTACCCTGATTCCTCCCAACAATAAATGATGCAAATATTTATCTACCGGGTTACTCGCCCCGCCCCCGACATATGCTCTCGCATACCACTTTCCGTTACATAGCACGGCACGCCATGAAAAATCAGAAACTGATTCGTAGTCTTCGTCATCTACAAAAGCCACTTTCCCGCGAGTAAGCTGAATCGCTCTCATAGGTATAGAATACTATGCGACTACTGGATTGTCAACGGATAATTGGAATTATCGTAACTTCGTCCCGGTCTTCGTCCCGCTTGCGCGTTCCGGGTTTCTGAAGGTCTTCACCCGGCCATGCCGGGTTCTGGCCGCTGTCGTCGCCGTTTGGTTTTTCAATGGGTTCCATAACCAATTACGGGTATTCAATATAGTTAAAACTACTGCCATCTGTCCACGTAGCAACTCCGGGATACACTTTTCCAAAACGAAGTCTTGTATCCCACTGAGCAGAAAATCCAGACTCGGCGGCACCGTCACCCGGACGGATATCCCACGTCCCCGCGCCTGTCCCGGAAGGCGAAATAAATAATCTATCAAAATTAAGAGCAAATATTTCAGGCACCAAAGTGGTTGGCCCAGCGCCCAAAAAAGAAACAGCAACGCCGTCATAGAAATACCAACCGGGCGTTGAACTGCCCGCACCCCAAGCATTCAGGTCGCCAATTGTAGGAAGCCAAGCATACTCAAAGTCTTTGGCAACAGAGACCATAAAATATCCAGCACCTCCGCCAAAAAATGTTATCGGGTCCCCATTGGGTCTATCGGGTGGGCATTCCGGGCAATCCGGACAATCCGGGCAGTCTCCCCCGCCCCCGGTTTCAAGTAAGGTCTTGAGGGATGAAAATACTGTGAGGAACGGTTCATCTTGCAGCCGATGCAGTAGATCGAGTTGACTCGTGAAACCTAGCGGCTCCCAGAGTTTGGAAAGTTCCGTAGCCGCGCGCTCGTCTAGCGGCCCGGTCCCAGTTTGCCGGGTATAGCGTTGGACAAACGCCAAGATATCCAACTGTGCTCCGGTGAGTGCCATATTACACCTCCACAAGCCACTTTGCGACTCCGGCGGCATCAACCGTCCAGAAGCCGCTTCGATACGGAGAAACGTCGCCTTGGTATGGACCAATAGGCGGAGACGCCCCGCCATGCTTGATCTGAAGTCCGGGACTATCCAGAATATCTTTCGGGATCAGCGCCGCGCTATTCACGCCACCGAGAGAAGTCCAGACCGGTGCGCCATCCCACGGGCTAACACTCCAACCTAACGGCGCGTTGCCGCCAAATTCGTTGAAATCCACCCACGCTTGATTCGGGTTGTAGACATACCGAAGATTGGAGTTACCCCCATCGTCAATATAGATTACGCCATCGGTTCCAAACACGGGGCGCGTGGCACCGGTTCCCTCAAATCTGAAACATTTCTTTGGTATGGGCATATTTTTCACTTTCATTTTTTAAATTGTGCGGCTGTGCTACTGTTACACCACAAGTAAGCCGGGATTTGCACCCGGACTTTCCGCGTATTGGTTGCGGGAGCAAGATTTGAACTTGCGACCTTCACGTTATGAGCGTGCTGAGCTACCGGGCTGCTCCACCCCGCAAAAAATCAAGTCCGGTCATCCATATACAGGATGACACCCAAAAGCGTAGTCACCGGCGCATCGCGCAGGTCTTCGCGCATCTTCACTTCGGAGTCATAACCGAAAGTTGAATAATGCTTGGACAACTCGTCGGCTGCTTTTTCATCAAGAGGATGATCGCTGCCGCCTTTTTCCAGATAGGTTGCAACCCATTCAAGGGTTGTCCGCTCTCCGGCTAACAAGAAATTTCCCATATATTACCTAGTGCGAGATTCAGTCTCTCCGGTCAACGCCGTCACGATTTTTAAAAGTTTCGTGGTGTTGACGATGGCATCGAGCAACCTATCCGATGGGCACATTTTATCTTTGAACATCCAATCCATGTCTGGGTTGACTGCACTCTGCAATTCCCGGACCGGGATATAGCACGAGATTCCGGGGACGCCGGGACCCCCCACTAGAATTCCCAACACCTTCCGGTTCCTACCGTTGAAAATCGGACCGCCGGAAGACCCCGGAACCGCGAGAGAAGTGGTTTGATCCAATAGTCTCCACGGCCATCCTGCAATCTGCACTCCGACCTGAGACAGCACTCCAGTTGTAAAACTCCCGTCAAAATTATCCCCGAACAAATTCCCCACATGATATATTGGCGTCCCGACTCTCGGCACCGAAAAATCAAATTCAGTATTCACAAAAAAACTGGGCGGGGCATCCACCTGAATCAGCGCGGCGTCAACGCCGGGGGTCCGGTAGACTACCCGCGCATTAAAAACCGCAAGACCGGCTTTGTGCGACTCGTTGCGAAACGTTAGCCTGACCGTCGCGGTATCGACACCCTCTACCACATGGGCGGCGGTCCACACAAAGACGCGTGTTTTGCCGTCGATGTTTTTCCTGAGAACCACGAACCCGCTGCCGCTTCCATGCACCGTCGCCACGAGGACAGTCTGCCGCTGCGCAGTTTCGCATTTAGCCGTATCGCCAGCACCAGTAACAGATTCAATATAATTACGGCACTGAAGAAAGGTCGCGAACCCTCCGAGCAGTAGTGAAGACAATACGAGAGACTGGACGACGACTTTGAACGGTTTCATATTTAACAGTGCGCCGGTCCGGCGGTCGGGTCAACTCTCTCGGAGCCACTTGTTACTGTCGCGCGCTTCGCGACAAAAGTCTTCAATCTCGCGCGCAACTTGTTCCTTCGTCGCGCGATCGGTCAGTTTTCCCGGAACGAATATCTGAATGGCCTCCTGATAAGTAAGACCAAAAAATTTGGCGGCATCGTTGATAACGAATCCAGTGGCTCCGCGCCGCATTCTAACTGCGTTACCATCCCACATAAGTTGCTTCGGCCAAAGGACCGGACATTCGCCCCACGCGCATCCTTGCGTGCCGCACGTTTCGGGTTCAAGGTGAGCCCGCAGTGGGAAAACGGTTCCCGGTTTTGGAATAACCGTGATATTGTAAGCCCCAAAATAAAAAATCTTGTGGGCCAATTTCCCCTTGCGAAGATGCCGGGCCAAACGAAGAAGCCGTCCAGTCCTGACTTTCATGTAATCCTCCCGCAGCGGAGCACTTGCTCGACTTTCAATTTGGGAAACAGCACTGCAAATACCGCCCGGCCTCTCGCGACTGAGAAGTCGTAATCCGCGTCCAACTCGATAGTGAATTCCACGGTTTCAGTTCCCGATTTTGTGTGCTCATTTTGGACTTTGGCGACAAACACAAATTTGCCGATGCCATAGTCTTGTTCGTAGTTCTCGTTCATATGTCTCGAAGGTTTTGTAACTTTTGGTATTGTTTAAACAGTTTGATCAGGGCTTCCATTTCGATCAATCGGACTGCTTCCCCCGACAGATTGAGAATCTTTCCAGTTTCTTCTTGCGTCCGCTCGGCGGCAGCTTCGATCACCCGAAAAATCTTGGGGCCTCCGAGGGTGATCAATTCGGCATGGAGCGAAGCGCGCCGGGATTGTTCCCGATGCTGTATCTCACGGCGGGCAACGGCACGTCGTTGCTCATCCTTTACGCGCTGAATCGGCAAGCAGGCATCACACATCTTGCGGCCTCGCGTCTTCGTGGTGTCGTAACTGACCCACGCGCCGCAGATACAAAGGATAGTTTTTATCATACCACGATGGTGCCTACGCTGACATGATAAAGCCGGTTACGTTCCCGCTCGATCTGCCGGGCCTTTGACGCCTCGACGCCTCGACGCCTCGACGCAGAATTTTTCAATGTGCTCGGCGACATCGACCGCCGTTGCACATGTGGATAGTTTTGATTTGTTGTATTCGAGTGAATATGGGATGAATAATTTTTCATATCCGGATAACCGCAACCCGAAGAACCGGCAAAAGTCATCACAGACATACCCGGTAGAATCTTCCTTAGCGAAGACCAGATGTCTTTTCCACTCAAAAAGTTTAGGCCACACTACGGGGGCTTCTCCAATGGCACACCCGGAGGTGCCGCAGCTATTTCCATCGAAGCTGCCGTTGTTGTAGTGAGTGAAATTAAATCTCTTGTGCGCCAGCTTTCCACTGCGCAAATGTTTGGCCAATTTCAGAAGCCGGTTGATGTAAATCTTTCTCATATTATGAATACTGTATCAGACTCGAAAAACAAAGTCAACAATTATTTTTTGATTACAGGATAAAATATCATCATCGCGACGATTCCTACCGGCCCGGCAATCAAAAAGACCGCGAATTCAGTGAAGGTCCGCGCGTGCGGTATAAACCAGAGCGCGGCGATTTGGCACAGTCCAATTCCGAAAGAATTCAAGAACGCGCGGAGCCGGTAGCCCTTATGGACATTGACCTGTTGTATTCCGAGTAAGAACACATAGGCGAACTGGCTGGTGAAAAGAAGCGCAAGTGTCCCAGAGATCATAAGGAATACCATAGGTGAACACTCAATCTAACTACGTCTGAAATAAAGGACCCGACCCCGAATCCGATTATAGCCGCGAATAAGAGGAGCGAAATTACGAACACAGCGTCTACCAAAAGGTTAAGGAATTTCATGGCGACCCGAACAAAAATGCTCAATCCGCTCGGCGACAACTAAGGCCGAAACATCCACCCAACCATATCCGGCTGGCAAAAACAAATGTATATATTGCAATGAGGTTAACCCAAAAAATCGCTGATGGTCGCCTTGAGTACACCCGGTAGAGTTGCGACGGGAATAGACCGCGCCAAACCCCCATCGGAACAAGCTGGGCCACACTGCGGGCGTTTCTCCAATCGCGCAACCAACGGTGCCGCATTGATCGGGGCCTAACCACACCCCTGCGTTGTAAGTATGAATATCGAAACGTCTATGCGCGCGTTTGTCACTGCGCAGATGTTTAGCTAGTTTGAGCAACCGCTTAATGTGTATCTCTTTCATATTTTTAGGTTTCGGCCAGTTCATGGATTGTAGTCTCCATCTTCATTTTCAGGAAAGAATAGATCGAGCGGTTTGTCGTTATACCGGGCCTTGTAAAGCCATCCCTGCCCGGTGATCTTTTTGAAACCTAGTTCTTCGAGGAGCGAAAAAAGGCGGCCTATATCGATCTTCGGCTTCTGCCGAATCCGGTAGAAAAGTAAATCGCAATCTTTGCGCGGTTCTGAAGTGGTTTTGTATAAACAGCCGCCGGTCAGAGCCACATGGCACCCGGCCTTCGGGGCGGCGGCTTCTACAGCGATGCACAGGTCAATTGCTTCTCGTTGGGTCCACATAATTCATTTAGTTTACTGGAAAATAATTGGCTGGACATTTGCTTACTATCTGTCCGGGCTTATAGAAGAGAGATCGAGCACGATGTTGAAGCCCGAATACCGGATGGCAGGTGGATTGAACAAATGGTTTCTCCCCCGTAACAAATTGCTTGAAAGCGATCCGTTCGCGCATCGCGGTCCGCCAGTTGGGCGATTCGGTGAGAAAGTTCATGCTTCTCCAATTGCCCACGCCAACGTTAAAATGACCGCTATCCCGGCGACAAGCAGCAGACTTGCGGCGATGTTGTTAACCGCAAAAAAGGTGGCCACTCCGGTAAAGACCCCAATGATGATACTGCGTGCAATAATTTTTTTCATACCGGAGTGAGGTATTCGGCTTTAACATACCAGTTGGGCGCAGAATCTTTAGGCCATCTCAAAAAACGAACCCTTGGCCAATGGGCAACTGATAAATGATCTATCACACATAGACGACCCGCGCACCATTCGGGAAGACCACACGTGCCAGTCGCATTGATGCAATTCTTCATCCGGTATTTCTTTTCAACTTTGATTTTAGCTTTTTTTTTCATATTTGATCGGGGTCTCTCCCCAGTCACGCCACTCTAGCACAACGACGGCGGGACGCAACAATTATTTTTCATAATTTTCTCGCCCAGAGGCAATATTTCTCGCCCAGAGGCAATATTTCTCGCCCAGAGGCAATACTCTTCAAATTTGGGATCAGATTCCGTCACAGTTGGCATGGAACGAAAAACCTCAGCCTTCTCTGCCTCGGTCCACGGGCCGGTATCCCGCAGAGAATCTGCGATCTGCTCGGCCTTCGATTTTTTGAGTGGAACAACGGGAGGGGCGGAAGTCACTACTGGACGGACGGGAGCCGGAGCAGGTTTTCCCGGTAGGGGTGTCGCCCGGATGTTATGCCGCTCGAACGCCAACTCAATGGCATACCGGAAGAATTCTGACTTCGAGACCCAGCGCCCGGTAGCCATTGCGGCGATTAGCCGGGCAGTAATTTCGGGGGTTAGGCTGATATTTTGCATTTTGGTTTTTCTCATATACAGTATCAGTGTCACAAAGCGCGCGCTCTGTCAACTACAAATTATTACTGAGTGTCACTCCAGTGTCACTCCAGTGTCACTCCAGTGTCACAGAGCGCGCATCCCAGTGTCACAGAGCGCGCACTCGCGTTAACATCAGTTGTCACAAAGCGCGCGCTCAGCCAACTACAAAGCCCGATCCCAATTTTTTATTCCCGCCTTTGAGTGCTAAGCGGCCCTCGCCGCGCAAAATCCCCCACATGGCTTTAACGATAACGCCTAACCGCCTCGCCCGCGCGGCGCAACGCCGAACCGTCGTCACGGCAGGTCGTCGGCACGCCGTTTCGACCTTATTTTGCCTAGTTAGACCTCAAAAGTAGGCAAGTCTTGCCGAGCATTCAACCATTAGACCTTATATCGAGATGCTCGGCAAATATTGCCTACCTGAGGGGTTGGGTGTATACACCCAACTCGTAAAAACATTGGGTGTATACACCCAACTCCTCGATTCGATCCGCTTAATAGTTGACTAGATAGTCAACTATTAAATATAAGAATTCCAACTATATACACCCAACTCCTCGATTCGATTCGCTTAATAGTTGACTAGATAGTCAACTATTAAATATAAGAATTCCAACTAAGTTAGTGTAGTATTAGGCAGCGTGCAGTCCGGCGCTACGAAAAAGTGGCTGTGCGCGGTTGTGGTTCGTCTCCGCCGCCGATTGCCGACAAAAATTCGGCTACGCGCGGTTGCAGTTCGTCACAACAACAATTTATTTAACATTGATTGATGGTATGTGTTTTTTGAAAAGGGATAGAATTAGAATATATAGTATACTAGAGGGGGGAGGGGGTATGAACTATATGGAGGGCCAAGTAGGGGTTTATCAAAAAGGCATACCATCAATCAATGTTAAATAAATTGTTGTTGTGACGAACCGCAAATAAATTGTTGTTGTGACGAACCGCAAATAAATTGTTGTTGTGCCGAACCGCCTAATCGGCTACACTCATTACCATGAAACCACACACTACTGAACAACGAATAGCCAAGCTGACTGAATTACTGAAATCTAACGGCGATCCGTCCCGGATTTGCCTCTTGCGGCGTGCGCTGCGATTCGAGGGCGTATTGCCCCCAGAACTTGAAAAACGTTCTGTTGCGGCCTCGGTGGAAGTGAAAATAGCCAAGCTGAAGCATCTCCTCGATACTCGCGGGTGCCCGTCTCAAATCTGTAACCTGCGCCGATTTCTTCGCGCTGCTGGGATGCTACCGCCAGAATTGGAGCGTAAGGGGCCCCGGCCCCGGCCCCGTCTCACAGTTGAAGAGGCTACGGCCCGGCTGGATCAAATGCGGCACGACGGTAACGGCCATCCCAACACAATTTTTCGTCTACGAAAGTTCTTACGCAGCAAGAAAGCCCTTCGTCCAGATTTAGACCGCCGGTTTACTATAACCGAGTTTCTTTACCGTATGACTAAGGTCATCGACGATTGGGCTAAATGTCATCCCGGCGAAGCCACGGTAAGCCTAACCGTTCTGGAGATATTGCGGCATGTGGGTGCTGACCCGTTGAAATGGTGGGACGCCGTCCGCGAAGAGTTGCACAATTCCGGCTTTGGGCGCCGAGGTTTTGACCCGGTCCGGGAAAAAGAAATTTGGACCTTCGATGTGTAAAAAAAAAAGGTGCGTGCTGGTGCTGTTTTGGTTAAACCGGCGAAATACTCAAGCGAAAAGTGAAAAATAATTCATCTTTTTCGTGCCTTTGAATACACTATTAAATAGATGAAAAAGGGACCCCCGGCACCTAAATACGACCCAGATGAATTACTTTTTCGGGAACAGCCCAAAGAAGTTAAACGACTAGCCCGGCTCGCCAAGTCCGAACGGCGGCAGCAGAAACGGCTGGAATGGCGGAGGGACATCGGTTCAATTAACGTGTAACATGGGGGGGCCCCCCTTGGGGGTTTTCAGGATTCTTTTGAAGTACAATATCTACAAAAATATGCCACTACCAACGCCCAATAATTTACTCCCGCAGACTTTTGACCGTGCTCAAGCTTTTCTGGTTTACGCTTCTTTCGCCGGGGACTTGGAACGAACTGCAATGGCACTGAACATTCGGCCAGAGCAAGTGCTTGAGATTGCCGATACAGACGGCTGGATTACTCGGATTAAGCCAATTATTGAATTGCGAAAATCGACGCGGCCCGGTGATGTGGAACGCGCGTGCAATCGCGCTTTGAATTTTGTCCTCGCGCATCGATTCCGAATGCAACTTGAGCGAGTAGTGACTGAGTTAACCGGATTCACGGCTCAGGAATTTAGAGATCAGTTCATAAATCCTGAGAAAATTCATTTGAAGAGTGGTGAAGTAATGCGAGGGGGTATGTCCACAAGGGCACTTGCGGATTTGGCGTCAGCATTGGAAAAAATGGCGGCGATGTCTTATGCGGCGCTCAATGATACTGCACCAGAGAGGGCGCGTCGAAAAGAAGACGGTGACGATAGCATCAGCGCGGCAGACCTGCATATGAAATTAGCCCAAGCGATGACCGCCGCTAACTCCTCGAATTCCATTCGCGCCCGGCTTTTCGATGCCCAGTTGGCGCAAGGTCAAGCGTTAGCTAACGAAAAGAAATCGGCGGAGAATCCTCACGATAACGACGAACACTGACCCGCGAAAAGAAAAATTAAAAAGTTGTTGTGACTCGCGCAAAGAAGTGCTAAAGTCTGTGGCAATGAGTAAAAACACAAAGTCACCAATAACACCAATTGTCGTCGATCAACCCGTTGGAGAACTGCCTTCGATATCTCCATTAACCTTTCCGTTGGTCGGAAATCTTCAGCAAGCCATTCACAAGCTTCGCGACTTGAAGTCGCAGGTCATCCGCACAAAGACCGGCGATGCCGAGCAGCAAGGGCTGGAGGGCTTTATTCGGAACGAGCTATACAATCACGCCGCCGAGTTGCTGGGCAGTTGGGTCGTGCTCCAGCACGAATTCATTCCGCTAGTCCAAGGCGTTAAAGGACTTCTTTCGCGCGTTGCTCATGTGCAGGCAGAAGAGAAGGCAGAACTTGAGGCCCGCCGCGTGCAATCTACTCAACCACAATGAGTGCCGCCGCAATCCGCCTCTTTGGAGAATTTGCTAATCTCAATTTTAAATAGTATGCAGCACTATGTAGTTGGATTTCTATTTAACCCCGAAAAGACCAAGGTGGTCTTGATCAAGAAGATTAAGCCGGACTGGCAGGCGGGGAAACTTAACGGAATGGGCGGAAGTATCGAGCGGGGCGAAAAACCAAAGCAAGCAATGGTCCGCGAATTTTTGGAAGAAACTGGGGTGCGCACGGAACTGGATTTATGGGATCACTTCTTTACGATGGTGCTGCCGGATGCCACAGTTTACTTTTTTCGGGCGTTTCACGAGGCGTTCGGCACCGTGGAAACAGTGACCGAGGAAGAAATTTTCGTCGTCGATCTGGCTTCGCTGTCGCAGGTATCGAACGTAATCGACAATCTGCGCTGGATTATTCCCCTTGCAATCTCCGCCGACTGCGGCGAAATGACAATGGGAAAACCGTTTTCCCACTGCGGGCTGATGCCGCGCGCGCAACACTTCGGGATGAAGCAGCAACTTGAAGTCATGGCGTCTAAAGTCGAAGAAGACGTGAAAGTGTGGGGTGTGGACAAGGTGGACAAATGCAGCGCAGACTCCGGCGTGCTGCGACGGATTTTAAAATTCATCGCCGGGCCGAAAACCAAAAATTAGAAAGCAGAATCGTAATGCCTATAATACACGTCGAAAAAATTCCAATTTTACCAGAAGAAAAATTTACAGACGCCGATAAAATAGAAATCGGTGACATTTTTTCTTTCGCCGGGATGCTGATGATTTGCTACGCCGGGACAAAGTTAGATAACCGAAGGGTTATATCCCTGATTGATGGAAGTCTATACATTCTTCGCCCCGATGCTCATGTTGGGAAGGTAACCGCAAAGCTGCAATGGTCACCGGTCTATAATTAGTTATGCCAAAACACTCAGGAACAAATCGCGATATGGGAATAGGTTCCTCCGGCGCGGGCAAAGGCGACAGCCCAAGATACAGGCACGACGCTAATTGGAAGCGTAATTTTGAAGCCATCCGGTTTCCGAAAAACGACGATGGATTCATCCGAATAAGCCCCGGTCGCCAGCGCAAGTTCTACGGCGTTCCGTCTGGGGCCACAAAGCCGCTGGACTGATATGCAGTATTTGCTCACACAGGAGGAATACGACGCGGTAGCGGCTAAAGTTAAGTGCGAATACGAAACCAAAATATCATCGTTTTTTCGCGAACTTAAAGGTCGTGATGCCCGGCCCGGTGCCGTATAAAGCAATTTCTTTGGACAAATTACGGCAGGACTTTCCTTATCTCGACCGTTCTTCGTCCAGTCTGCGAGAAATTTATTTGCGGTTCGAGGAAGTCCGGAATTGTGTTGTCAAAGCAAAAGACAAAGCCGGGCTATGAAATCCCCGGCCAACCGCTACGTTGCGCCCTCGGTGTATCAAGTCGAATCTCGAATGTTCTGCGCGGGATTGGTGGTCCGGCAGGACGGCATAGTGATGGCTTGCGCGCCGATATTGCGGGATAGATTTTTCGGTAGAACGTTTGAAGAAGTAAAGTCCGCTTGCAAACTGGCGGGCTGGAAACTAACTAGGTTAAATGAAAATGCGAATGTAAATGCGAGAGTTTGAGCGTAGGTATATATTCGTCGGCGGTGGGTTCGGAACGATTTTTGAGGAAAAACCGAGTGACCCTTACAGATGGGACGGGGTTTCTCCGCAGGGTCCGCCGCCCAGAGTAATCAACGAAACGGTAAAATGCAAACGGCTGCGTGGCTTGATGCCGGGCGAGACTTTTAGCAGTAAGTGCCAATGTTCTGCTCCGCGTCTTGATACCGGTCCGGCGAATACCAATACACAGGATGCACAGGAATTAAGCACTTGGAGGGAGAATCAGTCTCGGCGGTTGCGTGGAATGATACATGACCGGCGATTTTTTTCACCGTTCTAGCCCTCCCTCGAACTTCAATATTTCGGGGATCAGACCGTCGTTCCTTTTTGCGCCGCCACTGAGCGCATAATTGGCCCACGGTGTCGCTCCCGCCTCCGTTCTCGATTGCGGCTGCGGCGAATCCGGGGGGCTAAGAAAAAGTCCTAAAGTCTTTGAACGTCCTGACGATAATATTGTCAGATTGATATGAAACCCGCGTGGGACATAATTATTGACGGCAATACGTCGTGGCTCACACTCTGGGCCGAGGATGAAGCAGCGGCCATCGCGGAGGCGCGCAGAATTTTCAACTTTTACTTTCGCCCGGATAGATGGGACGTGGTGGTGACTGCCCGACGAAGTAACACCAGACCGACAGTATGATACTCGCCAATTCGCAAATACTTCCGAACGCCCCCGGCGTTTTTGGTAATTGTAATCTGAAATGGCGATTAGTCTTTCGAGATAGCCGATACCACGGCGGGAAGTATCCTATCTCCATGCCGTTCGAGACCTACGCTGAAGCGGAAAAAGAATTGAACTCGCGGCTCGCCGAACGGGCCAAGCACGAGATTTCTATATGAAGAAACTGATTCTCTTTTTATTGCTCGTGCAATCGGCTTCGGCCAGTTGGTGTCATATTGTTGATTGGCGTTCCTATCCCGGCGCACGGGTCAAAGGCCAGTGTTCGATTTACGCAAAGGCCGTGGAATCTGATTTGGAGTCGCGCGGATACACTGCACACGTGATTCATTACCGTTGGCGGCACCGGGACCATACCGGTATTCACGCCATCGTTCTTTTCCGTTACGGCGGAACGTGGTCAGTCGTGGACAATGAGCGGACCGATCCTTGCCCGGTTGGGAAATTCGTGACGCCTGAAAACGGCTGGACTGCCAATGGGCTATTGCGAGCCGTTAAATTTTTTGATTCCCGCGCGACTGAAATAACCTATGTCTACTGAAAACCCTATGGTTTTACCGACGAAAAAAGCCGAAAACAAAGTTGAAAATAAAGCTTGATTATTTAAACGAAATAGCCGATAGTATTGGTATGAAAACGATGACAGCTAAATATCCCGGCCAATGTTTCACCTGTGGGTGCGATATCGTGCCCGGCGAGACTATTGATTACTTTCGTAAAGGCCGCGCTCGTCATGCCAATTGTAGTCCGGCGATTGATTGCGAAAATGTCAATCCGTGGCCCCCGTCCTCTGAAGTTCTCAAAAGCGACCGCCGACTAGCCCGTCGTGGGCTTTCAGTAATTCGATTTTCTTCCGGCGCAGTTATCACTCAAAACGCTAATGGCCGATGCGAGGATGCTCCTTGCTGCGGCTGTTGCACCTAAACTAAAAATATGACACCAAATCAAGCATTTGACTACATGACTATAATCGTCGTCGGCTCGGCACTCGTGCTGGTCTACGGCTTCGTGAAAGCATTGCTGTCGTGAGCAAATCAACCCCCGCAATCAGAAAAAGAAGTTGGAATATTGCCAGCGCATGATACAGTTTGCTTACGAAATGGGCGACTGAAGGGCATACCGATCATTTTTCCGCGCCACTGCTGTTGTGGCATCGGCGAATTCGCTGGGTCACTGACAACAAACTGTAATTATGACAAAACTATGAAAAAAGAAGAAATTGAACACATCAGAAACACGCCAGAAATCACTACCCCAACATACCGGCTGGCGGAGCGGGATACAATGCCTTACGAAGTGGCCACGTCCATGTTGACTGCCCCCGGCGCAAAGCTGACTAACCGAATGCGCAAAGTCTTTCGGGACGCCCGGAGCAAAGTTTTCGTCTCCACTCTGGAAAAGAAGCCAATCGAGGCAAAGGTCACGGCGAAGATGTCCCAAAAAACTTATCTCCAGCTTCAGAAAATCTACCGCCGCGCCGTCGCCCGAAGGCAGGGACTTCAAGACCGTTTCATCCGGCTCGAAGCAATGGAACCGCCCAACGCCGCCGGGAAGGCAGAGCGAACGGTGTTCGAGGCGCGCAAACAAGAGGGTCTCGCGCTGCTCAATATCGCCGCTGCTGGGCAAGACATGGTGATCGAAGCCGCCGAATCCGCGTTAACGGCGCGCGCGCCGAAAGGAGCGGATCGTGTATAAAGCAATTTTTCGGCGAGTTAGGGCGACATCAGCCCCAGCGTATCGGCTGGAGAAGTTAGAGAACCGGGCGCATTTTCCCATCCGCCCTGCCGGTCTAGGAAATACTTTTTACCGGATTTACGTCGGAGATGTCGTTACGCAAGATGAGTTATTTTATTCCACTTCTAAGCGGGGCATAAGATGGCAAGTTGAAATTCTCGCCCCGGAGCTAATTTGAAAATTTTGGCTGCACGCGACCCAAAATGAAATTCATAATTCGTCGTCCCTCGATGCCGGAAAATCAAATCCAATATTGGTCTCAAACCAATCCGTGCGACCGCTGGCGATTTGAAATAAGCCGGGACCTGAAGCACTGGGAATTGGCAACGAACACGACTATTTTTGCCGATGGCTGGATGTATTATGAGACCTCGGCGTCGAGTCAGGCCGTCGAGTTTGTCCGAATGCGCTTTCTTGGATCGAACAGCCCTTGCAATTGAAAAAATTTCGTTTTTCTCGCCCTCATTAACACACTATTAAATATGCCCGAAAATATTGAAAACACCAAAGACCTACTCGTCACAACTTTAAAAAGGCCGCTAGACCCCGCCGCGCGCGGCAATGACGCCGCCGTGATGCGAGACCTTGTGGGTTTCTTGAATAATCCTGAAATCACCGGCGCGCGCGTAGAATCTCTCGTGGCAGGAGTAAACGCCATCGAAAAAAAACACAGCACCCCAGTTGCCCCGCCAGAAGCGGCCAAACCGTCCTCGAAGGCAATCGATGGCGCCAAGGTTTTTTATACCGGTCGTCTTAAGGCTGGTAAAGATCACGTGGCAGGACTCACCGGCGCAAAGATTTTCGGATTCTCCGAGCCGCTTTACTTTCTGTTGAAATATTTTTTCGGCGTCGAAGACAAAGACAAGCACGGCGCGCGCAAATTTCTTCAACAATGCGGACAGCTTGGCCGAGGGGTGATCAACGAACAGTATCCAGTGTCAATCGAGCGCGCGAATTTTGTGAATCTCGTCCGGGAACACGCGGCTTCCGGGTTCGGCGGGCGGCACTCGGAAATCAAAGACTTTAAAGTCAATTGGGATGCCTTCGGCTACGATGACAATATTTGGCTCGACGCGGTGATTATGCGCATGGAAGCGTTTCTCGCAGATACACCAGACGCACGCGTCGCTACTACCAGCGTCCGATTCGAGCATGAGTTTAAACGGATGCAAGAATTTGGTTTTCGTCACTATCACGTCTTGACGACATCAGACGAATGGGCGTTACGGCTAAAGAAAGACGGGCTGGATTCCAAATCGCCGGTAGTCAGCGATTATTCTGAAAAACTGGCGGCAGCAATCGACGCTGATGTGACTCGAAAAATTTCTGCGCAGAGAACTGGGTCGAAGCTAAACGTAATTTGGAATAGCAGTAAACCACCGCCGTCGCCCCGGCTTTATACCGTAGCCGAATTTTTGTCGGCAATCGGCGGCGGAGTCGCTGCCCCCGGTTCCGCCCCCGCAATTGTGATCTAATGCTAAAGCTGTCTCCCGTAAATAACGATTGTCCCGGCCAGAAACTCTGGTGTGGACCTGCGGTGCTGTCGTCAATTACCGGCAAGCCGGTATCATGGTGTAACGCCGAACTGGCGAAACGCCGGGCGGACCCAGCCCTCGGCGTTCCTTGGGAGTTCTTGCGAGATGTCTGCGCTGGATTCGGCATCGAGTTTGACATGATTTATTTTTTCGCTTACTCTGCCAAGCTTGTGTTAGAATATTCCCGTAATCACCCGGAGGAATGGCTACTTTTTGTCGTGGACGACGGTCCGGGTCATTATGTCATCGTGGAAAATGGCTGGCTCGTTGATAGTGGAAATCAAATCCCACGACGGATCGAAGAAACCCGGTTCAAAGACTCAATTATTAGATGGGGATTCCGGCTGCTGGAGTATGACAACCGGGACTAAATCCTTACTTTTTGGAGTCCATCAATTTTTCTGGCATCCGATTACTGTCGCGCGCGGATGGCGGCGGCTCTATGGCAAGTGGCCGCGCGGCTGGGATTGGATCGCGATTCTGGTTCATGATTGGGGCTACTGGGGCTGCGAAAAAATGGACGATGAAAAGGGCGAACGACACCCGATTTTTGGCGCACAGTTGATCGCAAAGATATCCATCAAATGGAGTCGATTATTCGGAGAAAGTCAGGTTAAACGAGTATGTCGCGCCATTGATTTATTCGAGTTGGTTCGATATCATAGCCGATACTTATCCGCAAAAGAACGAGAACAACCCTCTCAGCTTTGCTGGGCCGACAAGATGTCGCCAGCATTCGATCCTCCGTGGTTCTATATCTTTCGCGCCCGGCTTTCCGGGGAATTGAAAGAGTATCGAGAAGCCGCAGCGAATGGAGGCCGGGTATTCGATTCAGATGCACAGTGGTATGATTGGCTGCGTAAGAAATGTGAGAAAGATGCAATTGAAAAACGTCCCGCGATTCCTCGACACTAGCATTTTCGGTCTGTTTGCCGCGTGGCTGTTACTGACGCGCCCGGTATCACAATGGCGAAGGCAACCTTTTTTTTGGGATGTAATCATTCACCTACCACGAGAACAAATTCCAGAGGCAACAGTAGAGTCATTTCGCATGGAATATTCGGGATACGGGACCGTTGAGAATTTCTACTGCGCGCTCGACAATGCTGAAATTCGACATACTCCAGTGCGAGTGCCGCTCCCTCCGGGTGTCCGGCCAAATTGGATGTGATTGAAAAACCTGCTTAGGCCACATCAGCTTGTTCCGGTTGAAAAACTGGTCTCGACGCTAACCGCTTTTGGCTCGGCCTTTGATCTCTCCGACACCGGCACGGGCAAGACCTACGTCGCTGCCGCAGTGGCGAAACGGCTAAACGTCGGAACGCTAGTTGTCTCACCTAAAATCGCCCGGTCTTCGTGGCTTCGAGCCGCCGCGCATTTCAACGATTCTTTTACAGTAATCGGATACGAAAAACTTCGCACTGGCAGGACCCCTTTCGGTTGGTGGGATAACTCGCCCCCGCCCGGATTCGAGCGAGAAGAATTTTTCGTGTGCCAGTGCTGTCAGAGACAAGTGGACTTCGAGAAGTTTCAGCCGTGCTATTGCTCTCCCATTGGCGCGCATTGCGTCATAATCAAAAAACGAAAATGGAATTACGGTAAGTTTCATTTTCATCCCGGCGCGAAGCTAATCATTTTTGACGAGGTTCACCGCTGCGGGGGCATCGGTTCTTTGAACGCGCGGATGCTGGAAGCAGCAAAAGGTCGTAAAATTCTCGGTCTTTCTGCAACCGCAGCATGTTCTCCGCTGCAAATGTCGGCTCTTGGCTATGTGCTCGATCTTCACAGCGGCGGTAGCTCATTCTACGCATGGGCTAGGCGCTACGGATGCCGCAAAGACCCCGCCGGTCCGGGATTCCGGTGGATGGTCGGTAAGGATAAACAGAATGCGGTAATGCGGCAGATCAATGAAAGCATCATACCGGCGCGTGGCGTGCGAGTGCGATGCGAAGATATCCCCGGTTTCCCAAAACGGGAAATCCAAGCAAAACTTTACGACCTCGACGATGGCGCGGGTCAAATTGACCGGCTCTACGCCGAAATGAGTGAAGCATTAACGGTGCTGGACAAGCGAAGCGAAAATGATTCTGGGCTGGCCGTGACTACCATTCTCCGCGCGCGGCAGAAAATCGAATTACTGAAAGTGCCGATTGCCGTGGAATTGGCTTCGGACTATATCGAAAAAGGTTTTAGCGTAGTGGTTTTCGTGAATTACCGGCAGACGATAGAAGAATTGTCCAAGCGGCTGAACTGTCAAGCAATCATTGACGGTTCGCCGGAGGGAGTTAGAAATCGAGACGCGGTGATTGATAGCTTTCAACGAAATGATATCCGGCTAATCTTGGCCAATTCCGAAGCCGGAGGGATATGCGTAAGCCTTCAAGATTTAGATGGGGCGCATCCGCGAATGGGATTGATCATGCCCACCCACAGTGCAGTATCGTTTAAACAGGACCTTGGACGGTTGCATCGTGACGGCGGAAAAAGTGTAGCGCACTATCGAGTATTGCTCGCGGCGGGAACAATCGAGGAAAAGATTAAACGTGCGCTCGACCTGAAGTTGAACAATTTGGATTGTCTCAATGATGGCGATTTCGTAGTTGACTCAATAAGTGAATCAGCGCACTAATAAAATACCATGCCGGTATCCATTCGTAAAAACAAAGGCGGTTCTTACAAGGTCTCCACTCCCAACGGCGTAAAAGCTAAGCATACCACCAAGGCGAAAGCCAAGGCACAGGAGCGGCTTCTCAACGCCATCGAGCACAATCCGAATTTCAAGCCTAGGTCATCTTCCAGTCACCGCGCACAGTTTCACAAAGCGATCATGAAGCGGTATTAGAATGCGCCCGCCAGTTCGCAATCCCACTGGGACTAAATCACTTCATGGCACGAGAACTAGGTATCAACACGGGTGCCGTTGCGAAGAATGTTATGCCGCGTCGAAGAAATACCATCGGGAGTTTAAGGCGCGAACTCCGGACCCAGAATACGTGCGTAAAACTAGAGCCGAGTTTTTTCAAGAAAATAATGAGCGGCTTAAAAAATTAAAATTGGAATTGGGATGCAAAATTTGTGGGTATAAAACGCACCCCGATGCTCTGGCTTTTGATCACGTTAGGGGTCAAAAGAAATTTTCAATTTCGACGAGAAAAGGCGGGCGTTGGGAGAATATAGCTCTCGAATTAGAAAAATGTGATGTTTTATGCTCAAATTGTCACGCTATTAAATCGGCACGAGGGGCCCGCGAGCGCATGAAAAAATATCCGTGGCCTTACAGCATCAAAAAAGTCGAAATTACTTAAATTGTTGTTGGGCGATCTCGCGAGGTGTGATAATCTCGGCGTTAATGAATCCATTACCAGAATTTTCTGATATTAGTATTCCCGTCGTCGAAGAATTCAGGGAATTTCCAAAAATAGCCCGGCTCAATCGGGATATTGTGATTACCGAAAAAATCGACGGAACGAACGCGCAGATTTTTATCGGGGACTGCGGAGAAATTATCGCTGGCTCCAGAAGCCGGTATCTGACTCCACAGAATGATAATTTTGGTTTCGCTCGGTGGGTTGAAGGCAACAAGACGGAGCTTCTAAAGCTCGGTCCCGGTCGGCATTTCGGCGAGTGGTGGGGCCAAGGCATTCAACGTGGTTATGGGCAGAGAGAGCGTAGATTTTCACTTTTCAATACTCACCGATGGAGCACACTGGAAGTCCCATCCGCGTGTTGCTCGGTTGTTCCAGTGCTCTATGCCGGAGCTTTCTTGGCTTATGAGATTTCTCGCGCCTTGTTTGAACTTGGAAAGTTTGGCAGCAAGGCGGCTCCCGGATTTATGCAACCAGAAGGCGTCGTGATTTATCACACCGCCGCGAAGACGCTTTTCAAAATGACACTCGAAAATGATGGACAGCCAAAAATGGCAACAGCAATTAAAGAACAAATTGCTTGCGTCATTAAAGAATTCGCTTGTAGTAACGGTGCGAGAAATTTTGAAAACATCACATGAACGAAGAAGCCCGAAAGCATCATCCTTACTCGCCGAGCACACTGGCCTCGTTAGAGTGCTGCCCCTGCTTCCAGTCCCGGCAGAATGAAGTTCAGCATGAGCGGACAATCGCCGGGACGCGTGCGCATAAGGCGGTCGAGACCGGGCAGGACGACGATTTGTTGAGCGACGACGATGCTGTTTCTGTGGCCGAATGCCTTGATCTGATTGCCCGGCGCAAACTCGAATTGGAGACCAAAAATTTGCCGGAAGACCTGATCGGAAAAGCAGTCAATATGGTTGATGAATTAAAGGAAGCATACCTCCCAATTGACGATCTCATTTTTCGGGAAGCTTATCAAGGCGAAACCGGTTTGCTATGGGACACGATCAAGTCCACTACTGCCGGGTATGTGGATCACGTTTTGATTTGCAGCGCGCTGAATCACGCGGAACTGCTCGACTGGAAATTCGGGCGATGGTCAGTAGAGTGCGCTGAAAAAAATCTTCAGGGCATCGCCTACGCGCTCGGCTTGTTCTATAAATACCCGGAGTTGCAAACCATCACCGTCTGGTTCAAACTTCCGACAATCGGCGCTATTACCAGCGCCACGTTCACGCGCGAACAAATTCCAGCCCTCTATCTTCGCGTTACTACAGTCGTAGCACGCGCGCGTGAAGCGAGACAACAGAATGATTTTTCTTCGGCCAATCCCACACATCCAACCTGCGCATTTTGTTCCAACCTAGGACGATGCCCCGCAGTAGCGAAGTTTGCGTTGAAGGTTGGCTCGAAATTTCACAAGCTCGCCGTCCCGGAAGATACCACTCCCGGCGCACTCCGTGATCCGGCGCAATCAAAACTTGCGCTAGAATTAGCATCGGTGATGGCAGTATGGGCTAAGGCGGTTCGAGGGCAAGTTACTGATCAAATTTTGCGCGGCGTGTCTCCGACCCCCGAAGGTTACAAAATTTCAACTTTCAGCAAGCGGGAGGTAATTGATGAAGCTAAGTTCAAATCAGTAGCTTTACTTTTCGTAAAAGCCGAGGACTATGCCGCGCTCCAAGATGCCCCCGGTTTTGGAAAATTGGAGGATTTAATTTCTGAGCGGGCACCGCGCGGGCAGAAAAAAAATGCTGTCGAAACCTTCGCCCAGCAACTACTCGACGCCGGGGCCGTTGTTGAGGGACCAGCATATCCGTTCCTAAAAGCTGTGCCAGTCAAGGAAACTGAAACATGAGTGAAGCTATTGTATTTCTTCCGCTGTCGCAGGGTAAAACCGCCGTAATTGATTTTGAGGACTTTGAAAAAGTGCGAGGTTTTAAATATCATTATTCGACACGTGGATATGCCGCTAGGAATTTTCCAGTGCAAGCGCCGGGACGAAGGCAGACTAGAAGTTACCTTCACCACGACATTTTTGGAAAAGTAGAAGCCGGATTGGAGATAGATCATTGGGATCGAAACAAATTGAATAATCGTCGCGCAAACCTGCGCGCAGTGACGCACATTCAAAATATGGCCAATCAAGGAACCCGGCGCAACAGTAAATCGGGATTCAGTGGTGTTTCTTGGTCTAGCCGCGCTGGCAAATGGTTGGCTCGCGTTAAATTAAACGGTCAGAGCGCGCACGTAGGCTATTTTAATAACGCCGAGGAAGCGGCGCGCGCTTATGATAGCAAAGCCAAAGAACTTTTTGGTGAATTTGCTCGTCTTAATTTCCCTGAAATAAAAAACTAAACGAAAAATGAAAATCACAATTCCACTTCTGTTGCTACTCACTGGCTGTGTCAGCAATGTTCACCGCATCGGCAAAATCGGCGATACCCAGTTTTACTCAATTCACGAGCGGTCCTTCGATGGTCCGAACATTGCGGTTATCGCCGTGAAGACCCCGGACGGCAAAATTGACTATATCTCTGCGGCGAACGGGCCGGGCATCGGCTCCGCTGTGGTCTCTGCGGGCGGCGCGGTTGGTTCTTCGCTCGTGCTTCGCCCGGCGCGAACTTCGGTCAACACTTCGGGTGGAACTGGCGTTGCCTCTGCTGACTCGTCGGCATCCAGTGCTGGTTCTACCGGCTCCACTACGAATAACGGAGCGCACGACAATCAAAACGGTAACTCAAATCATTAAACACTAAAAAGAAAGAAGCATATATGGAAGTAAACTTTGGTCCTCAATCTGGTAGCGCGCCCGCTGAAGCGGTCGAGTCCGTGCCAGTCACTCAAACCGCTCCGAACACGGGTCTCGCACAGTATGTGCCCCCCTCGGCGCCCGCTGCGCCTACGGGATTGGCGCTCGGCGATAAGCTGCCGACGTTTTCGGAAATCATTTTTCCTCGGCTCAATATTGTGCAGAACGTGGGGATCATGAAGGATAGTTTTCCTCCCGGTTCAATTATTCACGGGCAAAATCTCGTGATCTACGAACCCACGATATACAACAAGAAATCCAACGAGTTGATCAAACAGGGAACGCCGCCGCTCATTCTTACGGTGTTGGGTTTTCGCCCTACGCGGTATGTGGAAAAGGTGCAAGGCGGCGGCAAAGGAATGCTATGCGAGACTGTGGAAGCCGTCCGACTGGCTGGAGGAACACTTGATTACAATGAATGGAAGTTGAAAGAAAAAGACGGCATCAAGCGGTTTGAATACATGGCCGACGCCGTGGTTCTGATCGAACGGCCCGCCCACTGTGCGGATGATGACACCGTATTTATCTATCCGGTGAACGGGAAGAAATACGCGCTCGCCATGTGGTCCATGAAAGGCACGCAATACACGCAGGCGGCAAAGCGGGTGTTTTTCACCAATCGGCAGATGGGCTGGCTGCGAAAGGGCTATCCGTCGTGCTCCGTCGCCGTCAGCACTCGAACGGAAGAACAAAATAAGAATACTTATTGGGTCCCGGTCGTGATTCGCAATCAGGAGTCCACTCCTGAATTGTTGGAACTTGTGGCCAGTATTTTGAAAGAATCCTGATATTGGTTGTTCGGCCAATTCGGCGGAGGGTCATAACTCCGCCGTCTAAAATAAAACTTGACTCGTTTAAACATTGTGCTATATTATCTGAAATCCGGGAAATCCGGTAAACAGAAAATATGAAAACATTCAAAGAATTAAACGAAAAGTTAGGCGGACGCGAAGATTCCGCAAATT